TGCAAATAGTGGTTTAAGTGTAACTTCAGGAACTTCAGGAACTTCTGGTTCTAGTGGTTCTAAAGGTACTGACGGTACTGCGGGTGTATCAGGTGCTTCAGCATCCTCTGGAACTTCGGGGTCAAGTGGATCAACTGGTACAAACGGTACAAATGGTGCTAGTGCAAATAGCGGTTCTTCAGGATCAGCTGGTACTTCAGCTACTTCAGGTACAGCAGGTACAAATGGTCTATCACAATTAAGTGGTAGCTCAGGTTCAGCTGGTTCAACTGGTACTTCAGGTACTAATGGCCAATCTGGTTTGAGTAGATCTTCTGGTACATCTGGTAGCTCAGGTAGTACAGGTTCAAACGGTACTTCAGGTGCGGCTGGTAACTCAGGATTGAGTGCAACAGCTGGTTCTTCAGCATCTTCTGGATCAACAGGTACTGCGGGTACAAACGGTTTATCACAATTAAGTGGTAGCGCAGGTTCATCTGGTTCATCCGCAACTTCAGGTACGAGCGGATCAAACGGAACAGCTGGTAATTCAGGATTGTCTCAATTAAGCGGATCAAGCGCTTCTTCAGGTTCTTCAGGAACAAACGGTACAGTTGGTACATCAGGATTGTCAAGATTATCTGGCTCTGCTGGTACTTCAGGTACTTCTGGAACAACTGGTACCGCTGGTACAGACGGTGCATCGGCATTGAGTAGATCTTCAGGGACCTCAGGTTCTTCAGGATCAACAGGTACAAATGGTACTGCGGGTAATTCAGGTAATAGTGGTTTAAGTGGTAGTTCTGGTTCTTCAGCAACTTCAGGTTCTTCAGGAACAAATGGTACTGCGGGTGCTTCAGGATTAAGCTTAAATAGCGGTTCATCAGCGACATCAGGTACAACTGGTACTTCAGGTACAGCTGGCGCTTCAGGTTTATCACAATTAAGTGGTTCATCTGCAACCTCAGGTTCAAATGGTACAAATGGTGTGGCAGGTAACATAGGTGCGTCAGCATTAAGTGGTTCATCTGGATCAACTGGTACAAATGGTACTTCAGGTAATGCTGGTAATAACGGTTTAAGCGCATTAAGTGGCTCATCTGCTTCATCTGGTTCTTCAGGAACAAATGGTACAGTTGGTACATCAGGTTTATCAAGATTGTCTGGTTCTTCAGCAACAGCTGGTACATCAGGTACTTCAGGTACAGATGGTATATCCGCTGCAAGTGATACATCAGGTTCTTCTGGATCAGCTGGTTCAACAGGTACTTCAGGTACAGATGGTGTTTCTGGTTTAAGTAGGTTGTCTGGTTCTTCAGCAACAGCTGGTTCATCAGGTACGTCTGGTACAAACGGTCTTAACGCAACTTCAGGTCAAAGTACTTTTTCTGCGATAAGTGGTTCTTCAGGAACTTCTGGTACAACTGGTACTGCGGGTGTTGCTGGTAATAGTGGTTTATCACAATTGTCGGGTTCTTCAGGTTCTTCAGGAACAACTGGTACAAATGGTACTGCTGGAGCTGCTGGTAATAGTGGTGCCTCTGCAAACTCAGGTTCGTCTGGATCTACAGGTACAAACGGTACTAACGGTAATAATGGTAACAATGCGGTAAGTGGCGCTTCAGGCTCTTCAGGATCTAATGGTACAAACGGTACTGTTGGTTTAATGGCTAACTCAGGTGCTTCTGGTTCCTCAGGGTCATCTGGTTCTTCAGGAACAAATGGTACAAATGGTACATCAGGTTTAAGTAGATTAGCTGGTTCTTCTGCAACTTCAGGTTCTTCTGGTACAACTGGTACTGCGGGTACTGATGGTGCGTCAGGGTTATCAAGAAACTCTGGTTCTTCAGGTACCAGTGGTTCAACTGGTACTTCAGGTACAACTGGTAACTCAGGTTTATCACAATTAAGTGGTTCTTCAGCATCTTCTGGTTCATCTGGATCTACAGGTACGGCTGGTACAAATGGTTTAGCCGTTCCTTCTGGCACAAGTACACTTTCAGGTTCTTCAGGATCATCAGGTACGTTTGGTACAAATGGTGCTGCGGGTAACAACGGATTGAGTGCTAACTCTGGCTCTAGCGGTTCTTCAGGGTCAACTGGTACAAACGGTATAAACGGTGGTAATGGTGCATCAGCATTGAGTGGTTCGTCTGGATCTACAGGTACAAACGGTACCTCAGGTAACAATGGTAACAACGCTGTAAGTGGTGCATCTGGTTCAAGTGGTTCAAACGGTACAAACGGTACAGTCGGTTTAATGGCTAACTCAGGTGCTTCAGGTTCGTCTGGATCAAGTGGTTCTTCAGGAACAAACGGTACGGTTGGTACATCAGGTTTAAGTAGATTAGCTGGTTCTTCTGCAACAGCTGGAACATCAGGTACCTCAGGTACAGATGGTCAATCGGGTTTAAGCAGAAGCTCAGGTTCTTCAGGTTCAGCTGGATCAACTGGTACTTCAGGTACAGATGGTGTTTCAGGTTTATCAAGATTATCTGGTTCTTCTGGATCAAGTGGTTCTTCAGGAACAAATGGTACTATCGGTGTGAATGGTAACAGCGGTAACTCTGGCTTAAGTGGTACAAATGGTTCTACTGGTACTAACGGTAACAATGGCGCTAACGGTAACTCAGGTCAGGTAATAGTGGTTCATCTGGATCTACAGGTACGGCTGGTACAACTGGTTTGGTTGTTCCTTCTGGTACAAGTACACTTTCAGGTACATCTGGTTCTTCGGGAACAAATGGTACAAATGGTGCTGCGGGTAACATTGGTGCATCAGCATTGAGTGGTTCGTCTGGATCTACAGGTACAAACGGTACCTCAGGTAATGCTGGTGCTAACGGATTATCGGCAAACTCTGGTTCATCTGGATCTTCTGGATCAACTGGTACTCAGGGTACAAGTGGTAATGATAGAATATCAGGTGCTTCAGGATCAAGTGGTTCTTCAGGTACAAGCGGTACAATAGGTTTAGTTGCTAACTCAGGAGCCTCTGGTTCATCTGGTTCTTCAGGGTCTAATGGTACAAACGGTGCTGCGGGTAACATAGGTGCGTCAGCATTAAGTGGCTCATCTGGATCAACTGGTACAAATGGTACTTCAGGTAATGCTGGTAACATTGGTGCTTCTGCAAACTCTGGCTCTTCTGGTTCTTCAGGATCAAGCGGTACAAATGGTACTGTGGGTGCTAATGCATTAAGCGCAGGTTTTGGCGTAACACAGGCAAGTGGTACATCAGGTAGTTCAGGATCAACTGGTACAAACGGTACTGTTGGTAATAATGGTAACGCTGGGGCTAGTGGTTTATCTCGTACTTCTGGTTCTTCAGGATCAACTGGTACAAACGGTACGTCTGGTAACAACGGTAACTCAGGTATTAGTGGTTTATCAGGTTCTTCTGCAACAGGTGGTACAACTGGTACTGGTGGTGTATCGGGTCTTTCTCGTACAGCTGGTTCTTCTGGTACTTCAGCAACAGCTGGTACTTCAGGTACATCAGGTGCTGGTACATCAGGTGTTGGTGCTAACGGTACTTCGGGTGCTAACGGATCTTCTGGTACTTCAGGTACATCTGGTACTTCAGGTGCTGGCGGTACGGCTGGTACTGGTAGATTGTCAGCTTCTTCAGGTACATCTGGTACAAATGGTACATCTGGTGCAAATGGTACAAATGGTACCGCTGGAGCTGCTGGTAACTCAGGTGCAAATGGAGCTGGTGGTACTTCAGGTATTAATGGTTCAAACGGTACATCAGGTGTTGCTGGAACAAGTGGACAATCAATTAGCGGTACATCAGGTATCAGCGGTGGTTCATTCACAAACCAACCTGACTACTTAGTTAGAACTGTGAGTACAACACAAGTACAAAGCGTTAGCTTCTTGAAAGCGGATATAGCTAATACAAGATTAGGTATTAACAACGCTACTCCAGCATATACATTAGATGTTACTGGTACTATCTACGCATCTGCTGATGTTATTGCATACTCAGATCAAAGAGTTAAGGACAATGTTGTTACAATTAGTGATGCCTTAAATAAAGTAAGAAATATGAGAGGTGTTAACTATACAAGAAATGATATTGAAGATAAATCTTTGAAAATGGGTGTTATTGCACAGGAAGTTCAAAAAGTTGTCCCAGAAGTTATCTCGACAAGGGAATCCGATGGACACTTAGCGGTAGCTTACTCAAACTTGGTTGGTTTACTTATCGAGGCGATAAAAGATCTTGATAAAGAGATCCAAGATTTAAAGAAATAATAAAATAAGAAAGGGGCCTAGCGCCCCTTTTTTTATTTCCTTAAACCGTTAAGTGATTTTAAAGCCCTTTCTTTAGCCTTTTCCTTATCAATTCTGACGTTTTCATCAACAAATGTGTACTTTATATTACCCAGGGATGTAATGATCTCTAAAGCGATATTTCTGGCTTGTTGTGCAAAACTAATACTAACATACTCCATCTTTGAATGCATGTTATAATAACCTACTGAATAGTTGATGCATGAAAAATCATAAAACGCACCAAGAATACTAACATCAGTATATGGGTGTCTACCTAAAGAATAATCACCCATGTAATCTTCCAATATTGGCTTTATTGTTTTATAAAAATCACCATTTTCGTCAAATAACTTAACACCATTACAATAGTGTGTAACCCAATCGTTTTCAGGTGCATCAAATTGTAAAGCATAACCAACATCCTGAAAAAAAACTTCATCTGCTAGTGTTGACCCGAAACAACCATATTCCTCAGATACGAAAAAAGCCGCTTTTAAGACCTCTACACGCTCAAGTAACTCCAAACATACATAAACACCCGCTTTATTATCCCCACCGCAGCCAGTGGGCTTATTTGTGCCTTTTTCAACCGCATATATAATGTCTTCTTCATCTGGGTGATGTAAGATATCCATATCAACAATTCTATGCACAGAATCAGTGTGTGCAACAACACATGGATAATGTTCGGCAATACCCTTTGTTACGAAGATATTACCGTGTTCATCAATAACATAATCCAGATTACTTTCACTAAGATATTTGGTTATTTTTGCTATAAGATATTGTTCTTGCCCACAATAAGTTGGTGTTGAAAGAATATCTTTTAATTTTTCTTTACTCATTAAAATAAGATTTTAAATTTTCTTTATCTATTACGTTTTTTAAAGCGGCTATATAATTCGGAGCTTCAGCGTAATTACTATTTTTCAAATATATAAAGTAATCCTCATCATTACCTAATCTAATACCCTTTAAATTATATTGTTGCAGATAAGCCATATCAAGCACACACCTTTGCCATGTGTTATATTTAGCATATTTACCATCAACAGCAATATTGGTGGTATTTCTTGAACCAGGTATTGTCATACCAAATAGATTATTATTTGATTTATAAAGTTCGCTCTTAAAATTACCAGATTCAATAATAGCCTGGGCCATTATAATGTGTGGGAATTTAATACCAGATTCTTTTAGTTCTTTAGCTAGTTTTTCTTTATTAATAGCGTTACGTTCTTTTTCCCAATTAATATGAATATACTCTTTTTCATATTTAGTGAGTGTACCGCTGGTATACCTACCAATAAAAAAGGAACCAACCATCAATAAAATGGTGGTTCCTAATGCTATCCTTATACCCAATTTGTTCTTAACAAATTTGAGTTGTTTTTCGTCATATTTATAAAACATAGTTGTTGCTATTATATGTTATAGCAACAAATATACCTAAAAAAACTTACCAAAAAAACTTTTTTTATCTTTTTTTTCTAAATTTTCTTCAATGACCTCTTGAACTGGCTCTTCTTTTTTGGTTAAAAGTCTATTAACAGCGTCTATAACAGTTTGAGTTTCAATAGTTTTAGAACATTCAAAGTGTCTTGGTGTATCTTTGTGATCTGGGCACCATTCCCAATCCCCTGGGTTTAACCAATGTCTATTAAAACATCCGTTACAAACATTTGGGTTAAAAATCCTTTCACAGTCAGCAAACTCAGATAAAGGGTAACTAAATCCAGAGATAAGAACTGTAGGTGTTCCGATAGCCCAAGATAACCAACTTAAACCACTACCTAAACCAATAAAAGCCGATGCGTGTTTAATGTCAATCATTCTGTCAACCAGATCAATATGACCACCAGTTTTATCAATAACATTTCTTAATGTACCACCAAGTTTTGAATCATGCCAAGCATCACCCAGTTTTTCTGATGTAATCATAACAACCTTATAACCACTAGCATTTAAGTGATCAATAACACCTTGCCATCCGCCTGGATGATTCCAATATTTAGCGTGTGCAGATGCGTGAGGTGCAATAATAACATATTTACCTTCAATTCTACTAGGCTCTTCTGGTACAAAAACCTTTGGTTTAACCTCTTCATAATCCAACCCTAGAATACATGAACTAGTTTCTTGTAAAGGGTGCTGTTTAAAATCAATCGGGATTTTGGTTTTAACAACTTCTTTATTATCGTAAAACCAACCAATCTTATACATTGCGTATAAATCAATAACAGGTGTACCAGGTTTAACAAATTCAATTTCTGGATACATACCCTCAAACCATTCATTATGGAATGTTGAGCACAAAACTTTACACCCGTGTTTTTTTCTGAACTCATCCGCATACGGAAACCAAGCCATTGTATCACCAACAGCAGAGCTATCTAAATGGATGTAAACCCTTTTATCTTTACAATCGTATGTGTGTTCAAAAACTAACTCTTCCGTTTCTAACTCATATACTTTAATATTCCATTCGATAAAATATTCAATGGCACTTTTAGTCCACATGTTATTTGTAATCTCAGATACGTGATGAACGTGCCCAGTTTTATTATCAGAAAAAACAACCTTGTATTTTTTTGATATCGGTCCTTTAATTTCACATAAAGCACCATTTACAAAATGTACTATAAATGAGTTTGCTGGTTGTTTGTAATCTTTTGCTAAGATTTCAGTATTATTGTATTCGTTAATTAAGATGTCCTTCATATTTTTTGTAGATAAAATTATTTATTATTAATAAGTCAACAACGTCATTCTGTAAATGATTAAACGCTTCGTTTGGGTGACATACGATTGGTTCTTCGTGTACATTAAATGATGTATTTAAAAGAACAGGTACGCCAGTTATTTTATTATATTCATCCAAAACTTTATAGAATGTTGGATTGCTTGTTTTAGTTACTATTTGTATCCTAGCCGTTTTATCCTTAGGATGAACAACTGTTGGTATTCTATTGGCCCACTCAGGTCTTGTATCATATAACATCGTCATAAACTCAGCTGTATATCTTGATTTTGTGACATTAAAAATTGTATCAGCATGTTCTTCCATTACAGCTGGCGCAAATGGCATGAAATCATTTCTTTGTAGTTTGTTATTAATTTTATCATATGTATCTGGGTTAGTTACCTCACCAATAATACTACGATTACCTAAAGCCCTTGGGCCGTGCTCATACCTTCCGTTGAACTTATTTTGGTCCCAAAAATGTTCACCAACTTCAGCATCAGTATACTCCGTACCCATAAACATGTTTTCTAATCTAAATGGTTTGAACCCTGGTGTAAACATTTTATGTACCAATAAAGCACAACCAAGCGGACAACCTTCATCACCCATTGGGGGTGCGACAAACATTTCATTAACCCAATATAATTCATTGATGCGTTTATTTAATTTTACATTAGCAAAAACTCCACCAGCTACAGCAACTTTTTTAATGTTTGGGTACATGTTATGTAAGTTATTAAAAACTTGTAATATTTTTTCCTCAAAAACAAATTGCCCTGTATATGCTAAGTCAGCTTTTGTCCCAAAAAACACTTTAGAACCTAATGATTTATAATATCTGGTATAAAAATCAACATAAATTTGACCTAATAGTACGTCTGATTGGTCTTTATCGGTGTGTATACCCTCAATTTTAATACACTCATTAAAGGCTTGGTATGATAGGCTATCATGTCTACCGTGTGCGGCCATACCAACAACTTTACCTTCATCTTTAAGTCTTCTAAAACCTAAAAATTCTGTTAACATGGCATAATAATGACCAAAAGATTTTCTTGTTAAATCCAAACCATCGATATAATCTAAATCACCATTAGAACCTACGAAATATTTTGCACTATACTGTCCACCGCTGGCATCCATGGTAACAACAAGTGTGTCATCATCAAAACCGCTCATATAATAAGCGGTCCCAGCATGTGAATCATGATGATCAATGAATATGAATTTCTGTTCAGGGAATAGACCTAACCCTAAGCTTTCCCAAAATACTTTAACCTCATGTTTGGGGTAATAACTCGTTATATAATCAACTGAGTTTGGATCTAGGTTAAATCTTTTAACCGCTTCATACATTGATAACTGTGGGTATCTAAAATAACCGCCATAAAAATCTTTGTAAACTTTTATTCTTGTATGCCTTTCTTCTTCTAAAGAAAAGATTATCTTACCGTTCTCTATTAAGCTTATACCACAAGAATGTGATCCAGCTGAAAGCCCTAATATCCTCATTGTTGTGCGTATTGTTTATAAACTTCTAATAATTCTTTTGATCTATTGTACCATGATAAAGACTCAGCGTGTTGAATAGCTCTTTCACGGTATGAATCGTAATTAGCTATAATATCATCTAACCCACGTACAATATCTGTAACCTTTCTAGGTGCTCTCCACATACCGTTAAAATCAGTTTCCATCTCAATGGCACCGTTAATTGGTAAGCCACATGCAGCGGCCTCTAATATAGTTAAATTAGGGTGGCCAGCTTCTAATTCAGAAGGGTGCATAAAAATTGTATGTCTATGGTATAGATTAACTAATTCATCTTGATTAGGTTCCCACTCAATTGATAATTTTGCGTACCCATTAACCCACGGATTCTCATTAAAGAAATTTTGGTTATTTCTTGGACCAGCAATTGTGATCGGTAGATTTCTTGCCATTGCGGCTTGAATTGCAAAGCCAAAACCTTTTCTATCGTACCCATCCATACCAGCTAATCCGTTATTAGCTAAACATAATAGTTTATGCTCTTTAGGTCTGATGTCTGAAGGGTGATAAAAATCGGTATTCACACCATGTGAAAAATAAATAGCTTTTTCTGTTTCAAAGTAAGGTACTAAAAATCTACCTGGCATTAATGAAACCTGTGACTCGAGAATAGCCCTATTATTTTGGTTGAACACATAAGACCCCTTACCATAGTAATAAGCGTGGTGATCATGTAATTGATAAATGTATGGTATACCTCTATCGTGTAAAAAATGGCATAAATTGGCCATGTGCACGTGAACAACATCATATTCACCTGGTTGAATTTCATTTGCATATTTGATGTCAACCTCATGCCCTAATAATCTTAAATTCTGGGTAAATTCCCATACTATTTTTTCTACAGCACCCCAATTAGGTGGTGGCACTGGTATTCCACATCCAGGATGTACTTGACAAATTTTCATATTCTCTTTTTTGCGTATAATAATGCTAGGTTTGTTTCTTTGTGTACTTGTTCATAATTTACATCAAACCCATTTAATGTAAATTTTTCAATTATATCTAATATTTTATCATAATTATCATATATACTATGTAGTTCTACTACCCATTTGTTCGCTCTTTTCATCGTATCATTTGACATGTTAATTAATAATGGGTATTCCCACCACTCAATGTCAACTTTAATAAAATCGATGTGGGTTAAACCAAAATCATGTAACATTCTCTCTATGTTATAGTGACCAATTTCATCTCTATCCGAAACAAATGCTTGTGTTATGGTAACATTTTCATTTGTATTTTGTCTTAAACATTCCACATAAGTTTCATCACACTCAAATGAGTAAACATGTTTTGCTTTACGATAATTTAGTGCGTAGTTAGTAAAAAAACCAACATTAGCACCACAGTCAACAACAATATCCCCTTTTTCAACTTCAACACCATATCTTGAGTATTCGTGATCTAACCAAATTTCTTTAAATACCGATTCACACCACCCAAGACTAAAATCTGGGTGTTTAGTGTTTAATTTATGCCCGTGTAAATACATTAATTAGTGAAAATTGCTGCGTAGTCGTTGTCTTTATTTTTATCTTTTCTATCTACAATAGAATATCCTGGTAAATGTTTAGTATAAATCTTGTTTGCCATTGCACCGTGTAGTTTGGCAACTTTGGTCATCCACAAGTCAAACGCATCCCATTTACACGTTTCAAATCTTTCTACAAAAGTAGGTAATTTTTCTCTATTAATCAAGTAAGATTGCGCTGGTGCAAAAATACTTAAATTAAGCATTAAATCCTCACGCTCACCACTATATCTCTCAGCGCAGTAGTTACCAAAACCGACCATATCAACATTTTCTTCTTTAGCCAGTTGTGACCATCTAATTAAATTATCATACAATTCCTGGTAAGGTGCATCAATTATGACATCACCCTCAAACACTAAGATGAAATCATATTTGTTGTTATCTGGTAAAGTTATACCGTTTTTATGTGCCAAGAAACAGCCGTAATGCCCTGGGGATAGTTTGAAGTACCCTGGTTCAGGTGCAACATCATGTGGTCTATTACACGTATCAACTGGTGGTAACTCTTTGTAGATCTCGTTGATTTTTTCATAGTATTCAACATTGTCGAAGTTACTAGCAAAATCTTTTAAAGAAAAAGCTGAACGTAACTCTTTAGGGTTGGTTGATGGTTCAGTAACTAAATGTACAATTCTAATTTTAGGTTTTGAACTATCATTATCACTCAATAAATTGATGCCGTTAATATCACCTTTATATTCAAACATTCCGTTATTCGGTAAGACATTTGTGATATAATCATTGTTAATTCTTAAAAACTTACTTTCAATAAATTGTTGGGTATCCTTATCAAAGGACTGATAATCAACGGTATATTCAGCGTTTTCATCTAAATTATAACCAACCATGTTATACCAAGCACCTCTACCTGTTACAGTAATTTGTTCCTCTTTAAGTAAAGACCCATTCTTATTAATTTTAATATTAACAATTCTACTGTCAATTGAATTTGATACCTGGAAATAAACAGCAAACGAGTTAGGTACTGTTGTTGGCAAAACTGTGAAATATTCAACCCTAGAATAATCTCTATGGTGGAAATTAGTCGCCACTTCATTTTTAAACTGTTCTTCACCAACCAATTCGATTTGGTTCATTTTATCTTTGAAGGCAAAAAACATCATATTTTCGTACCCATTACTAAATGAACCCCATTTTGTTCTTAAATTTTCATAATCTTGTGCGCAAGATATTGGCTCTACGGAATTTAAATAAAAAGACGGTCTAATACCCATAAAAAATGTGGTAACTGAATGACCTTCTGGATTGTTTGGCATATCACCAAAATAAGCGGATTTTGTATCTAATATATTTGAAATGTTATCTAGATACGCATCATTTTTTAGAACATAATCGTAGTTAAGGAAATAAACTTTTTCCATACCCAATTCGTTTGCCAACGCAGCGCCATTATAATAATTTGTGTAGCAAGTTGGGCCGTGATAAACATCGTTACCTTCACCTCTTAAGTTAACAAAAGCAAAGAAATCAGCTTCACTATATCTACTTTGGGAGTAGAATGTATGTTTTGTTAAAATATTGTTTTTATCGTAGATATAATAATCTACCAAATTTTGTAAATCTGGTGAAACTGGTAAATGTGATGTTAAAATAACTTTTCTACCCGTTCTTTTAGCCGCTAAAATACATTCAACTGTTGTATCAAAAACACTTTTTGTTGTTGGATATGTTGAAATAATGATAGCTTCTTTTTCTTTGTTAATTTCTTTAACTTTTGGTTGAAATTCAATACCATTTTCTAAAACTTCTTTGATTAAAGAACAATTTTTGTTAAAATCAGAAAAATCTAAGTACTTGATATTATCAAACTTATCGAAATAATTAAGATAAACGCCAAGGTTGTAAATTAAAATTGGTAAATTCCAGGAAATCGCTTCACGGATAACCAAAGGCATTGTTTCCTTATCATTATCTGTACCTCTAGATGTGAATAGGAATAAATCCATCGCCTGATAAAACCTGTCAACATCTTTTCTTTCACCATGCCAAACAACATTTTCTGGTTTATCTTTCATCAAAGGTTCCCAGTAATGAGCAAAGTTGCCAGCTTGATTACCAACAGAATGGAAAACATATTCAGGTAAAGATCTTGCGTAATCAAAAAATTCTTTTTGATTTTTTCTTGGTGTAAATAAACCAACGTGTAATACGTGTTTTTTACTAGGATCTAAACCAAGGTCTTTTAATGCATCTTCTCTATTTGGCCTTTGTTTATATTCAATAGGGTATTCAACCAAAACTTTTGGGATATCGATTGATTCAAATAATTTAATTTGCCAATCAGATACAAACATAAATTTATCTGGGAAAAATTTCTTTTGTGTGGCATCGTATGATGAATCGTGAGAAGTTTCTACAATAACATAGTTACGATCTTTTTTGTAAATTTCTTTTGCAACCTCAAAATCCATGAAATATTCAGGAATTTCTTCTAAGTGTACAATATCTGGTGATACCCTATTAATAATATCAATTAGTTGAATTTTATTTTCTTCCAGAGTAAAAAATTTATCTGGGGCGACCATTGAAGTTATTTTATCTCTTTGTACAACCAACACACCACCAGTGTGGTTAGACCATTCAACAACATAAATGTCAAATGAATCTCTAAGTAATTCAATTTTTTTAGTTAAGTACTGTGGTAAACCGCCTGTGGAAAGGTGTGGGGCGATGTATAATAATTTTTTCATAAATGTTTCTAATTAACCATACAAATATAGTAAAAAAACAAACAAATATAAACAAAAAAAGGGTGGAAAAAATCCACCCTTTTAATTTTTAATGTAACCCTAAGATTATCTTAAACCTGTGATACCGAAGCTAACGATATTCTGACACTTGATTACACCATAGAAACGGTTGTTAACCATTTTCTTAGCGTAACGAGTCATGATACCTTTAACTGGTGCAAAGGTGAATGGGTTGTACATTGTAGGAGTTAATTGCATTGGCACGTATGGTGCGTAGATGTAACCTGTATCCAACAAAGATGTACCTTTGTGACCCATCAAGATTGTATCAGCTGGGAAGTAAGGATCACGGTAAACTTGGTATCTTCCACCCAATGAACCGATTCTTTCAATACCCATGTTATATTTGTCTTGCTCTGGAGCAGCGTTAGATACGTGGAAGTATTCTAAGTCGTCCAAGATAGCTGAAACCTCAGCAGAAACTACGATCCAGTTAGCACCACCTCTTAAAGTAGCTTTGTGGATTTGTGCAGAAACTTGGTTGATCGCAGTGATCAAAGTTTGGTTCCAATCTTTTTGAGTATAGAAACCGTTTGTTGCAGATAAACCACCTGTGTTAACTCTTGAACCAGAGTAATCCCAAGTCATTCTCCATGCAGCACCTCTACGTAAGTCACGTAAAATTTCACGGTCAATCTCAGCAGCAACTTGCTCAGACAATAAAGCTGTCAATTCAGCTTCTGCATCAATGTTATGGAACGCTGATACGTCTTGAGCTAATTCTGGAGACCATTGAGCTCTTAACTTTCTTTCAATAACAGAAACTGTTACAGATTGAAGTTCGAAGCTTACTTCACCCATTTGATCATTGTACTCTAAAGATTCGTATTCTTTAGCTGTTACGGTTAAACCAGTCAAAGGTAATGCTACTGTTGCACTGTTGTTAACAACGGCAATGTAAACAACACCACTTGAATCCATGATTGATTTACCATATTTTTGAGCTGGTAAATAGAAATCGAAATCAGCACCAGAAGTAACTGAAGCGATTGCCAATGTAGACATAACTTCTTCAGCATTTTCCCAGTTAGTGATTGATGCAGCGAAATCAACCTTGATGATTGAAGTTGCGCCAGTTGCACAAGATGTACCAGCCAAAGTAGCGTAACCACTAGCAGAAGCTGAGTCAAATTGATACAAGTTAGCTGTAGTTGTAGCTCCAGTTAAAGTAGTAGCAGCACCTTTAGATTTGTCATAAAGACCGTTCTCTCCGTAGAAAGAATCATAAAGGTTAGCACTTACGTTACTTTGAGCGGTTTTTGGAATACCCGCATAAGTAGCGTCAAACGCTGAATTATCCAATTTCGGAATGAAATAGAACAATTTACCAATAGGTAAGTTTAATGCTTGAACCGAAACGATTTCGTTAGCTAATAATTTTGAGAATACTCTTCTCACGATTGGGAATACCACAGTTTCGAAAGAACCTTCGTTACCTAAAGCAACTGATTCGTTAAGCATGTGTGATGCTTGGTTTTCAAATAATTGTGCGATATTCTCTTTTCTGTGACCAGCAAGACCTTCTAATAGTCCTAAGCTGTCCCATCTGTTAATTACGTCAGTACGTACAGCCTTTAAGTGATTTAAGCTTACGTTACCAACTTTTCCTGATTCTAATAATGCTCCCATTTTAGTATTTTTTAAGTTTGTTTTTAATTTTATTATTTAATTTTTCCGATGATATCCAACATTCTTGATAATTGTGGATTCTGATAAGCGGTTGATTCATTTAATTTTGAAGAACCACTCGCTTTTGGTGTTTCCATAATTTTGTCTTCAATCACCTGTTTTGTTGCTGTTTTGCCAGAAACTAACTGATCTTGCAAACTGTTAAAGATTTCTCTTGATTCGTTTAAGTTTTTAGCTGAATCGAATCTTTTAAGGATGTTTAATTTCTCGTCCTTAGTTGTAGAGTTTTCAGTAATCAATTTGATTGCATAAGTTAAGTTTGATGAGAACAAAGCAACTTCTTGTAATTGCGACTTAAGATTTTTAATAGCTGATTTATATTCAGTTTCAGAACCTTTAAATTCTTCTGCTAAAGTTTTGAAGCTATCCAACTCTTTTGTCTTTTTATTATTTTCAGCCACTGCTTCTTGGTATTTTTTTCTCATTACCACCAAGCTTTCATGTAACTCTTTTTCTTTGTTTTTGTTTCCAGCCGTATCTTGTGTACTTTCGTGGATATCTTTCGTAGCCGCATTTTTAATAACACCGTTTTCTTTAGCTGGTTCCTCAAGTTTTTTCTCACCTGTTGGAACTGATCCACCTTTAGTAGACATGTGTTTGGTAGCCGCATTTTTAATCACACCATTTTCTTTAGCGGGTTCTTCGAGTTTACTTTCACCTGTTGGAACTGATCCACCTTTGTTTACGATGTGAGCTGTAGCTTCCTTAGCAACTTCGTTAAGATCCTCTTCTGAGATTTCAACCTCATACACTGGCTCTTCTTCTAAGTCAACCATTTCATCGACAACTTTCCCAAATTGTTTGTCAAGTGCAGCACTAGTTGTAATAGGCTGCTCGTCTTTATACTCATCAATTTCAGTAGCTGCTGGTGTTTCTTCTGGATTTTCCTCAGAACCTTCTTCACCTTTAGCTGGTTGAATGTTGATTTGTACTCCGCCTTCTGGGGTTTGTACGATTTCGATCTCGTCAGCAGGTTCCATAAGGTCGAAATGTTTAATAACGTCCTCATCTGACTTGTCGGTTAAGTCGATAACCTCTTCACCATCTTGTGGCTCAGTAGGCATATCACCCATACCGTCTGCATCATTATTTGCTGTTTGATCACCTGGTAGATTATCACCAGGCATGTCATCTGTTAACTCTTCGTCATTAACTTCCTCTAGGTTGTTTTTGACAATTTCTTCTAATTCTTCTTTAAGAGTGCTTTTCAACGCATGATTAGCGTTTTTAGAAACGGCTTCTCTTAGTTCTTGAATTTCAGCTAGAGTTTCTGCTAAAATATTTGTTTTGCTCATGTTTTAATTTATTAAAAAATTATTATGATATATTATCTTAGTAATAAATACTATGAAAATATCGAAAGAGCAAAAAAATTTAAAAAAATATTCCCAATACGCTATATTGTACTGGGCCTAAACAAAAAAAACCACCCGATATGGATGGTTTTTAACGTCTTTTTTTCTTAGTTTTTATTCAGCGTTGATGTCAACTCCTTGTGGAAGGATAACTCTAACAATTTTAGATTCATCGATTTTTAAGATTCTAAAATCACCCATTGTTCCCTCAAGATCCTTGATTACAGAGGCTTCTGCATCAGTAACTGAGATTGCTTTGGTAAGATAATTTTCTTTAATCTTTTTGATTTTACCCGTTTGCTCGTCTTCAACAACGAATTGAATTGTAACTGTGTACCAATAGTAAGTTTTCATAAAAAATATTTTTTAACTGTTATAATAGTAGTAAAAATTTTTTATAAAAGCAACTTAAAATTTCAAAAATTTATTAAGATTTGCCAAAAAATCGTTCTCTTCTGGTGCGGTACTCTCCTCAATTTCCTTTGGCTCATTTAAAACCTCATCATATTTTTTAAAGTCTTGTGGATCTTTATAAAGATAGGAGCCTGGTGTAGATGGGGATGAAACGATATCCCAACAGATTAATTCGAAGTCACTTTGTACAACATTTTTACCACCAACTTTTTTAAGACTACCAACACCTCTTGAAGAGATGCCTAATGTCATACCATAACTTAGGTAATGTGCGACTAAATCACCATTACAAGATATAATACCACCTCTCCTAAAGCCTTCAGATACTAATATCTCTAGTTTACCAATAAGAACATTATCTTTCCAGAACATATCAACTATTCTGTGTGGCGAACCACCTTTTAACGAAATAACAGATTCTTGTGGGTGATCCAATTCATGAAAACTAGAATTGCGAGCAATAACTTCTCTATATCTTTCAACTTCTCTTCTCAAAATGTCTTCTGGATACACTCGGCCATTTCTATTCTCAACACCATATTTTTGTAATGTAGCGTAATAGTATATGGGTCCAGATAAATCTATTGGACCCCTACTAATTTCTTCATTTATAATTTGTCCTTGTAATACCTCAGATACTGAACCAGCATCACCTTCAATTAAGATACCAAAACCTTCTTCGTTTTCTTTTAATATTTTTATACCCATTTTAATAGATTATATTACATAAATATAATGAAAACAAGTTAAGTGTCGACTTAATCCTCAGAAAGATTAAATCCCATTCTTTCATCAGCAATTTTTTTGTTTTTTAATCGCTTAATGGTTTCATCATATGGATTTTTAAGGATATACAACGAAATAAAAGTTTCTTTAAGATGGGCCATAGTATAACCATTGGTGTCTTTAACTAATTTATCAATATCATAAAGCTTTTGATCCTCTTTATCTAATATCCCAGTAAAGTAAATCTTTCTATCCTCAGTTGTTGGTTTTTCTATTTTATATTTCTTATCAAATCTAGATGGTCTATCTTTAATCCTAGCTGGTATTTTTTCCAGATTGTTTGTGGTTGCCACATAAACAACATTATCAATTGAGTTTAAACCGTCAAGAAAGTTTAAGAAAACTTCTTCACCAAACTTTTCGATCACAAGATCAATATCTTCAATAATACAAAGTAACGGTCTGGTTTTTTCAACTTTCCTAACCAATTTAGCCAATTCAACCCAATTAAAAGGGTTATCAAAATAAATCGATAAACCATTATATTCTTTTAATTTATCGACCAAAAGGTAAATTAATGATGTTTTACCACAACCTGGATCACCGTGTAAGATAATACCTCTCTTTGGTGTTAAGTTATATTTTTTAAACCTATCAACATTGTCCCAAAAATTAATTAAATCATTAATGATCTCATTGTGTGGTAAAGAAGGTAGGTGAAAGAATTCATCACTCTTATAACTTAGTTTAGAAACACCAAAACCATTACCATCGTTATATATCATGCTATATAACCCAGATTCAACAGTAGCGACTGTCTTAAAATTAAAAAAGAAATCAGTATTGTTTATTGTGTACCACGATTCGATTGATGGGTATATCTTCTCTAAGTGGTCTTTAAGCATTTCTTGTCCCTCTTCTGGTGACATCTCATATAATTCTTCTTGATCTAGCATTTGATTTTTTTGAAAAGTAATTTAGTTTATTCTGTTCTAAAGATTCCACTATAAGATTAGATAGTTCTTGCATTTTTTTAAACATTAAAGTAGAATTAAATTTTAATTTTTCTTTAGGGTATACTGTTAATTCAATGAACATAAAACTTTTTTTATCTGATGACATACCAGATGCTCTTAAGTCTAGATCAACAATAAAATTTTCGTTAAACGTTGTTACGTCAATATTATCCTTTATTTTGACAATAATCTGTCTTCTCATTATTCTAATGTATGAATCGTAGTTGTCTATCTCTTTGGGTTGGACCCATGATTCAACATTTAGATACACAGCGTTTAATTTAACAGCATCAATTGTACCGTATTTAACTCGAAATCTCTCGTCTGTAAAGAGTTTCTTTTCTTTCCCAAATTTGCATTGCATTTTGTTTCTTCATGTTTTAGTATATTTTATTTTTTTCTTATTATAATAATAAGAAAAAATGTTCATTAAAGCAAATTTCAGATATTTATAATTAAACACACATATTATGAAAATAGGAGACATCAAAAAATGGTCTTTCGGTGAAATGACATCGAACCCAGACGGAAAAACATCTGTAACATCAACATCAGGCTTTATCATCGTTATGATTGGCTGCTTATCATTCTTATTGGGGGTGATTGATAAAATGTTCATTGACAAAAGTATGGACGTAATTAACCAAGCGGTGGCTTTTACCATGATTGGCGCTGCTTTAATCGGTTATAAAAACTATACGGGTCACAAAGTATCAATAGCAAAATCAAATGCTGAAGCTTCGGCTAATGAGGTTGATACTACGGTTGAGGAAACCAAATAAGATATTCCGCTATAAGCGGTGTTTTAGGACCGTTCCAGTTATGGAACAAAAAAAGCCAGGATTCGCTACCCTGGCTTTACTTTTTATGGTAAAATGTGTTTTTTATTCGAAACTTTTCTTTAAATCAAGAACATTATCAATAACATCTAAAGATGGTTTTTGATTTTTCATCTCATTTAACTTTGATCTGACTTCTAACAGTTTTTTAACAACAATAATATCATCAGATTTATTTATTGTTTCCTCAACCACGTTTTGTGTGCTTTCGATCAATGTTGCGTAATAGCTATTAATAGCCGATTCATCGTTTTCAGCGAATAAATTTAAAACTTTAACTTGCTCCTCATTTAATTTTGAAATTTTATCAGATAAACTTTCATTGATCTTGTCAATTGATTCTTTTATTGAAACAATATTCTCATCAACTCTAGTTAAATGCTTAATTAAGTTTGTTTTATATTTAACCTTATCAATAAGCGATAATTTTTTATTAAAGATTAATTGGTCGATGCTCTCATTAACAACATTATTAACAATGGTAATATTTTCGGTTAAAGTTTTTAACGCATCAACTTTTGTTAAATCAAAAGATTTTAAGTGTGCAATTGATTCTTCAACAAACTCTTTTGCTATATCTTCGTTTTCAAATCTCATTGTATTTAATAAGTTGTAAACCTCATTAAATTCTCTCAACACATTATTTTCTTTTAATACTTTAACATACTTAGCAAAAGATTTTTTAAAATCTTTTTCACCCTTTTCTTGGTAAGTTTTTTCTAAATCTGAAAGAATACTTTCTTTTAATTGTCCAAACATTTGTTTAATATTTTTATATAAATATCCGTTATTTTTTTATTATACTAATAAATCATCAATTTCGTCAATTGTTTTTTTAAGAGCTTCGTTGATTAATCTATTTTTAGCCTCTAATTTTCTTTTGGTTATTTCAGCCAAAGGTTCCTCAGTACCAGGTATTTCAGCTCCAGCTTCAGCCCCAGGAACTTCCAATGGTGCTGTAAAATCGGTTCCACCAGCGGTATCACCACCACCCATGTCAGACATACTACCACCACCGCCACCACCAGCAGCACCCATATCACTACCAGTTCCAGAAGCACCAAGCGTCATGTTGTTAGGGTCAATTTTATAAATCTTATAAATGTCTCTGAATATACCAGTTTGTTTAATCGTTTCACCAAGAGCTTTAATTTCCTCACCACCAGCTTTTTCAACAGCTTGTCTTTGGATATCAAGTTTAATCTCATCATCGCTCATATTTAAGATTTCTTTCTTAGCATAAGTCATTGACATAGCTGAGAATCCGTTACCAGCGTCAGAAACCGCATCACGATATAAAGTAACTTTCTCTTTCCAGTTTTGGATCTTAAGCATTTCAGCCTGTGTTGATGGGCTTGTTAACGTTAATGTAAAGTTTTCCAAATCATCAGTAAATCCTTTGGTGTATAAATGGATAATAGCCATTTTATTTAACTCTTGGATAAGAGCTTTTTGTATCCTATGTACCGCTCTTGCAAAACGAACATCAAGAATGGCCAAGTTTTTACCGTCACCAGTAGTTTCTTCAAAACCAATAAAAGCTTTAGGTACTCTAAGTGCGGCAAGCATTTTCTTTTGGATATATTCGATATCGGCTATTTCTGATAGGTTTTGAGCCCCAGGAAGCGTTTCAATTGGCATTGCAAGGCTTGGGTCTCTAACAGGTATAAAGTAGTCTTGGTCAACAGCTAGTGCGTTATAACGTGTGTCTTGTTGTCCGTTGCTCTTATCAACCATATTAACTCTTTTAAAGTTATTTGCGATTTTGTCAACATAAGCATCAACATCTTTATCATCCATGTTACCAACGAATACTTTGTAAACACGTCTTTCTGGTGCTCTGGTAACACGATAAACTAACATCGCATCTTCAGATAACAACAATTGTTTCCAAATTCTTCTTACTTTTTCAAGCATTGATGTACCGTAAGGTAATCTTCTATCATCACCAAGTAATCTAAAGTGAGAAATTTCAAATGAATTAAATTCAACGTTTTTATCTTTCCAGAAAAACTTAATGTTCTTTTCTTTTTGTTGATCATCTAAACTGGTAATCTTTGAAAAACCAGGTTCAGATCTTGTCATTTCAATATTTGGTAATTGGGTAACACCCACGATACCTTGGTTAGGTACAATCTTGTTGTAAACAAAGTTATCACCATATTTACATACGTTTCTAGCCCAAGATGTTAGGTTAGCGTTAATATCTAACACATTTTCAAATAAATCTGTTAATTCTTTTTTTATTCTGGTACTATCAGAATAAATTGTTAAAACTTTACCGTTTTCATTTGCTGTTGTAGCCTCTTCAGCAAAAATATCCAATGCAACAGAAATTTCTGGCGTATATTCCATAGCTTCGTAATCATAATACGATGCAATTCTTGTTGGTTCGTAATAAACAGCTTTTTGATAAAGCTCATTATCAATTTTTTTCCATTGATTTTGTAGATATAGCGTTTGTTGCGCCTCTAACTTTTTTTGTTCCAAATCGTCACCACTTAACCCATTAAACGAACTAGGGTCAATGACATATTTTGGCCCATCGACTTCATTGCCAAGAACCTTATTTAACCTTTGGAATATTGTTAATCTATTATCTGCCATATATTTTTAATTTACGTATTCACATTCTACATATGGTGGAAACTTGTAGTTTTCTACAGCTTCATCCCATTCTTTTTTTTGCACATAAGTTGTTGTACCATCAGATTCTATAGAACATTTGATAGCGTCAACATTTCTTTGCAACGCTCTACCATCTCTTTTATCTAAATTTTTTGGGTCAATACCTCTAACGATTGATGTTGATCCAGGACCAGTGCTTCTACCTTGTTTAATTATGTTTGCCATTTTGTTTAATTGTTTTTAATTATTAGGTTTAGGTTTAGTTACGCCAAATAGCCAACCAAATTCTTTTGTGTTCATCATATTATTATTGGTGGCAAATTCATCCGAATTATAATATGATTTATCTGGATTTGGTGAACTAGTCACGTCTTTTAATAAATAGTCTGCATCTGTTTTTGTGTTACTAGTTGTTATTTTCCAACTATCTAACATAGCCCTAGTCATATTATCAGATTCTTGTAATCTTTTAAATGATGTATTGGCAACAAACAAACACATACCAAGAGCCATGATAAGGTCATCATGTGAGCCCTTCATGTGGTCTGGTTTACCGTTTTTATAAACGAATTTTTTTAGCTCAGCTGTCAATCTTTCGCTACGTATTTTAAAGCCACCTCTAGCAACAGCTTCTTCTAAAGCCGCCACAATTTGACTTCTTCTATTTTTAGACGCAAAATTTATACCTGGTATAGCATTTTCATCTGGCATGTAATACATGCTGTTACTATCACCATCATTATCATAGTGTAATAGTTTTTTAGGGAACCCTAGTTCTTTAAGTTTTTGTGTTGACGCTATGCCCATACCACCAGTGATATCAAAAGTTGATAACGCATCGTACATTCTTCCATACTGATCAACTATTAGCGCTGCAACGTCTGGTGGAACTTTACCATGATACTCTAAAACCTGTTCGAATGTATCATAATCAATAATACACATACCAGTGGCATCCTCAGAGTCACCACGAGATACGTCAAGTGCTAAGATATACCTATGACCCTTTTCAGGTAGTTTCCATATCCATAAATTACTATCCCAAGCTTTGTCTTTAACAATTGGGTCAATAACATTCTCTTGTTCTTGTTTTCTAATTACCTCACCCTCAATAACGTTATCACCAGAACCAATAAACGCACATTCCAACTCCTGGTTGATCATACGTTTGTTAAAGTTCATGTCTCTACACATGTTTTCATACCATGTAGAGTGTGGTTTATAGCCATCGCTAATAAATTTAGCTATAACATCAGGGTGTAGATCGATTACAGATTCAACAACCTCTTCGTGTTTTTCTGTATTTGGTTTTTGAATCCAGTCTACAATATCTTTAGTTTTAATTAAACGTAAATCTTTGTTGAATCGTGGATCTTGCCACCATTTTAAGTGTGTTACACAGAAACTATTATCACCTTTAATAGCACCTTCATATGAGGCGTAGTAGATAGGATCTAAACCGTTAGGTGTTGAAATTAATACAGCTTTACCACCAGTACCAATTGAAGCCAAACACGCTGTCCATAGTTCTTGTCCACCTTCAACGAAGGCAGCCTCATCAATTAATAGGACAGTAGGTGTATAACCACGCAAAGCATCTTGTGATGTTGCAACGGCTTTAATTTCTGAACCGTTAGATAATCTAACGTGTTTTTGTGATGATTTATCAAACGAAACATTTACCCAGTCAGGTAATTGTTTAATAAAGTTAATGATTTTGTTTTGGAATTCAATTGCTGTTTCCTGCTTGTTTGCTAAGATCAAAACTTTTTCAGGTCGATCTGGGCTAGCAAAAGCTGTAAGTACAGCAGAATATGCCGCTGTTACTGTTGAGATACCAGCCTGGCGATATTTTAGAACTAGGTTAAACCTATGTTTTCTATAATTGGAAACAAGCTTTTTTTGACCATCAAAAAGTTCGAAAGGTACATAACCCTCTCTAGTCTTATCAAAAGTTTCAAAATAACTTTCTATGACATAGCAAGGGTCTTGAGAACATTTTGCGAACTCTAAAAGTAATTCTTTTTTATCGGTAATTTGTTTTGCCAAGGCCTATTGTTTCCATATAAATAGTTTATTATAGTCCTAAATCGCTTAAATCAAGATTATCAAGGTCATCTTTAATAAAATTATATTCCATAATTTCCATTCTTTTTTCCTTAACAATATCTTTTATCTCTTTTCTTGCATAATCAGGTCGATGTTCCAACAATGACATAAAATCAATAAAATCTTCAGCATCTCGTTTAAAGAGATCAATTAAGATTAATTTTTTAATGTCATAATCTTCGTCATCAATTAAAGCGTGAAAATTAGCCCATACAACAGGAAATAAACGAATATCCCACAATTCAGCAATGATAGTATCAGTATATTCAATCACTTTATCCGCATCTTCTTCTGGTAAACCAGCTACAGATAACAAAGAGATAATACCTTTTATCATTTCATGGATTAATATCGGCAAATTAATCGCTTTTGCTATAATTTTAGGTATTTCTCCGCTAAAGTCAAGCTTAACGTAACCAGCGTTATTTGAATCGTCAGCCTCAATTTGCTTTTGGAACATTTCGTCACTAATCAAGTAATAAAATAAATCATTTGCAATTAAAGCTTTTTGGTAATAGCTTGTAATATCGGGTACAATTTCTTCAATTTCAGTACGATATAAATGGAATAAGTAATGACCCCTTAATGAAGCACCTTGTGCAAGCGCATTAATTGTTCTTCTTTTCACAACCTCATCACCCATCTCATTTTCAATCTCCTCTTTCTCTTCTTCGTTTAAAGGTGATTCCATACTCATGTTTTCAGGTAGTTTAATTTTACCTGGTTCTAGTATCTCAAGGTCAAAAATAACCTCATCTTTACCAATAAACCATTCATCTCTAATGATTTTTTCGGCTAAATTGCAAAGCGCTGGTCTCTTACCATTTTCTTTACTAACAGCAATATAATTAGCTGAGCCAGCGGACATCATAACATCCATTGGGTTTAACTGGGATTTGTCCATACCAAATGTGTTACAATAAGAATCAACCAATTCTTTATAACGATCTGATGCAATAACTTCTTCTCTCCACGTTTCTGGATGAGTAGATTGGTCATAGTATGGCATTTTAGCCAATGGGTGAGTTCGCTTAGATAGTTTATCAACCGTTGATTTAGCGATGTAGTTTGGGTAATCACCCAATTGTAGTCCTGATTTTCTCATAAAAAAAATGCCTTGTTTATTATTAACAAGGCAAATATAAGTAAAACTTTTTAAATAACCAAATTTTTATGCTTTTGGTTTCGGATCAGCTTTTGGTTTTGGTATGTCAATTTTTGACGGGTCCTTAACTGGGTTAGGTGTTTTTACTGGTGTTTCAACAGGCGTTTCTGTCGGTAGTGGCATTTGATTATTTTTCATTTTATAGTGTATTTTTACGTTGTTTAACAAATTCCAAAATATCTGATTTTGTCAATTTTGGTCTTTCTGACTCTGCAATAATACGAAATGTTTCTGAATTAACCAAATTTTCTTTTGATTCTTTTAATGAATCAACCAAACTTCTTAATTTAACGTAGGCACCTTTTTTATCCCCAGCTTTTAACATTTCAATCACTTCACTAACTCTGTTACGTACAAAAGCATTACTAATACCATCAAGAAAGCGTTGGTATGAAGCATCGTCCATTTTACTAATAACGGTATTTGGTTTTTCCACTTCTTGTTTTTTCTCTGCTGGGAACAAACTCATTTGTTTAGTGTCTTTAACATTAACAAGTTTAAAACTACCTTCATTCTCTAAAGCGTTTTTAGCGTCCTCAAAGCTTTTAATTTCCTCGCCATCGTTATCAACCATATCGTAATGATAAACGGTGTTAGCGTATTCAATAACGTCTTCTTCGGAAGCGTTTGCTTTAACTGTCTTACCAGATTCATCATTAATATTATACCTTTCACTGCTAGATTTTAATCTATTTCTTTGGTTCCATGGTGAGTCGTAATAGGTATAACCTAAAACTTTAGACATTAACTCATCTATAGTATCCTCTTCAGTCCAAGGACTTCCCGATTCACCTTCTGTTTGTACCCCAGTGTTTGTATCTTGTACACCAGCAGTAGCTTTTACTTCTTTAGCTTTATCCGCAAGTTGTTGTAATGTATTTTTTAAATTATCCAAACTTTGCGCCATACCCTCTGGGTTTTCAATTGCTGAGGCAGCTGCTTTACCCATTACATCATCATTGTTATTTGTTTCCATATTTTCCGTTAGAATTTATCTATTTCTTCTTTATTTATTATTGTTAGTAGCTTATCTCTACTATATATTTTTTCTTTTATCGATTCAATGGTTTCCCCATATCTGAACACTAGTCTATCTTCGATTTCAGGTGATTCTGATTCCCAACCAAGTGCGATAATACCTTCAACACAGTCATACATTGAAAATGTGTCCGAATTCATTGCGAGATCCAATTCAATATCATCTGATTTTAACATACCAATTGATTCGATCTGTCTAACACTTGGTGGTGTTGGTGTTCCGCTTGAAGCTGGTTGAACATCCCAATCATCACCATACTCGACATTATCTAAACGCTTTGTAAAGATAAACTCGTAGGTGTATTGACCTTTAAAATTCTTATTAAGTGGGTTTATATAAATTAAATACATGTTGTTAAGCTTTATTTACAACGTCAAAATGCAATTCATTACTATGTAATGTTGTTTCACCGTTGGTTTCGATCTTGATGTCAACAAAATATCTTTGTGGTACCATCCAAGTTGTATCTATTGTAAAATAGTTATTATTTAAGGCTTTATTAGCTGGCTGCCAATCAAAAATATCAATAATAGCTGGCCCTTGTTTAACGTAAAGTTTATAATAAACACTATTACTTACATAGTATTCTGATACGGTGTAAGGCTTTCTTAAAAGAATGTTAACCTTTCTTTGTTCACCTTGTTGCAAACCCTCACCAACTTTAATACCGCTCAAAGATAAACCATATCTCGTATCATCCAAAGCATCTATGTTAAAATTATAATACTTATCAGCATCAATTGGAACAAATCTTAATTTTACGTCTGGTCTAGTATTACCATTATAAACAATATCACTCCAAATGTCATTATACTCTGTATAACTCACAAAATTTGATTCGTCACCATTAACCGTTACATAATAAACACCCTTTGTTTTTTGGTTGACAGTATATCCAGTACCATTAATTGTGCATGTTGGTAATTGATCTAAATTTTCTAGCTTACCATTAATTACTGAGTAAAAGAAAATTTTATTGTCTTTACCTAAATAAAAAGTAACTCTCTCATCATCAATATGATCATCATATACTGTTTCAATATACGGTTCAAAAAAGGTTTGTGTGTGTCTTGTGAACAAACCAAGTGCACAAACTCTACTATCTGGAAATGTCAAAGATTCAATGGCGTTTGAATATTTTAAACAAAATCCATTGTGCGTACCATTTGTGGTTCCAGTTATAATAGCATTAACAAAATTGGTTATGTCCATTTTAATATCTTCATTACCTAGATCCAAATGTTGGGTTGCAATTGGTATTGAATTATTAGGGACAACACCAGGTGTTGAAAAATTTGTCGTATTTGTTGCTTTAGTCCAGTTTGATGGCCCTAAAACATATTCAATATTTTGTGGAAATGATTGAATTCCAGTGGCAAAATCATACCCATTACCCTCATCCCAAAATTGGTTGACTCCGTGTAATTCAAGGTCAAATGAGGTTGGTCTGAAATAATCACCAAACATTAAATTATTATCGATACTCAATATATCCTTAATATTAAAATTACTTGTATTTTTAATCGTTAAGATATGTTTTATATTACCGCTTGGATTTATAACACCAGAATTTACAAGGTTTCTAATCTCATCAAATGAGCAATAGAACAAAAATCTACTGATGAGATTACCAAAATATAGCTCTGACACTTGGTTTCTGCCAGTATTAACATCACTATCTCTAACAATAGTGTTGTTTTTATCAAAATATGTTCTGTATATGCCCATAGTAATAAATATTTTAATTAAGACGTAAGTTATGATTAATTATCTTTGTTGTTGAATTTGTTGTATTTCCGTTTATTTCTTGAGCAATATCACCCCTCAAATTTTTGATTAATTCAACAGCGTTTTTACTTAAAGAACCCTCAGATTGCCCAATAGAATGTCCGTGAGACAAGAAAATAGACAGTATCTGGTCTAAAAGCTCGAGAACTTTTTCTCCCCTAATGAAGCCATATGTTTGGTAACTTCTACCTGAATCATCTACAGTTAAATTTGATAAAAATTTTGAAACGGTTTCATTACTCATCCCTTCCCTGGCATTTTCAAGATAATCTACTGAGTTAATACTGCTTAAAAACAAAAATTTATCGGAATAGTTAACATTTACAGTAACTTCTTTATCATTTAAATTTTGTTGAGTTTTTTTGCTTGTTGTTGTAATAGGTGTTTGTAGTTCCTGATCACCCAAAAATCTTTCATTGTTATATTTTTTAATTTTACGTATAAAATTGTTAAATTCATTAAACCTAATATAATTCAATGATGTTGTATCAACTGGCTGAGTTGCTGGTATGTTAAGTTTATTCTGTAAGTCAGCGCTTGGATTAGTGTATAAATCCCTGCTCGTTGGGTTTATTCTAATAACAAAGTTTTTTAAATCAGCAACCTCATCTGGTGTGTCGTGATTAGCACCAGAATTATTGGCTTTAGATGGTATTCTATTACTTAAAACAATTGTATTAGCTGCGGTTTCAATTTTTTGAGTACCAACTAATTGTGGGTTGTAATATTTAATTTTTTTTGTCTTGTACGAAGATATTATATCTTCGATAGCTTTATCCATTGATTCGATATCATTGAATTCTAATGTATGACTAACAGTATATTGGTTATAATTTAAACCTGATGTGTAATCTTGGAATCTGTTATAATCTTTTTTCATTAAACCTCTAACAACTGTCGATTGATTACTTTGCTTACTAGTTACAATTTCTAAAGTATTGTATAAATTAATACTACAAACAATGTTTTTACTATTAAAATCATCTTTTCTTTTATAATCAAAGGTTATTTCTACTATATAATCCAAAAAAACGTCTGGTTTAACAGTTTCAGTAACATCTTTAACAGAATAGTTTATGGTTTTTGTAAATTTTGATATTTGAAATATTGGGTAAGTTTTTTTTCTAGAACGATTTGATAAATGGTCTAACCTTAATAAAATTCTATTGTTACCTAAAGAAAGTTGTTCATTATTGTAACCAGAAAAAACAGCGTCATTGACACTATTTGATATGTCATCCGATACTGGGAATTTTCGTCTACTATTTTCTTCGAAATAAGTTGTGTTTAATGTTACTGGGTTTTGCGTTACTGGCCCAATATAATTTAAAGTACCGTCATCGTATTTAATTAATCTAACAACTTGACCAGGTTTTGGTATTACTGATATTTGGTTAGGTAAAAATGGGGTGGCGATATAAGGATCGGCTGTTTTATTGTTAGCTGAACCCCTATCGGACCATTTTGTATATTTGGTTGACCCTATGTTTAAACGATCAATAGCATTCTCAATAGACGTGTACGAGACTTGCCCCTTGTATTCTTCATACGGAGCCACAAGAATTCTACCATGATTCAATGGATCGTTGTTGTTAAAACAAATACCTAAACTAAATTCACCCTTCATTTTTATCTTCGAATTTTAATCTTTGTTTTAATTCATTGTAAACTTTGTCATATGTAATCTCAAGTTCTTCCATGGTTGCTGTTAATTTTAAAACAGTTTCTTTAACGTCCTCAAAATCATTTTTTAAGGCAACTAATAATGTTGCTAAATCTTTATTTGATTTTTTATCAACGTTTTCAAAAATTTCTTTTAGTTTTGGGTTATTCATATATTACTGTATTTGTCCGAATCCTGTTGTAAAACCAGCACCAACTGTAGTTACTTCAATTTTTGCGTTTGTTTTTATATGTCCAATCATAACTTTCATACTTTCTTCCAAAGCAATCATAAGATGGTTTGGTGTTCCGTCTGGAAAAGTTGCGGCTGTTTCAATACCTTTTTCACTTAAATTAGATTTAAGATCATTAATCATAGCAATTTGATTTAAACCAGGTTTTAGTGCACCACCCAATAATACCAATGGTGGTGGCATTGGTGGCATTGGTGCCACATTTAATAATTTTAACAAACGAAGTATTTGTTCTATTATTGATTGGCAACCACCAACTTTAAAACCTTTTAAAGCTTTTAATAATGATAATAAACTTTTTAGTGATGATATATAATCAAGACCTCTTTGTTTTAAGAAATCAGCGCTGATTTTTTTAGCTAAACCAATTAAATCCTTTTTTATTAAATTAAATATATTCTTAATTAATAAATCTGTTATAAAGCTACCAATTTTTTTAATTAATGGTTTTATAAAAGAAATCATTTCTTCTGGTGTTTTTTTCGTGTTATCACCTTTTAAAACTAAAAATAGTTTAGGCACCAGCAGTAATTTAGGTGTTGCAATCATTTGCATTAACGCATATGGTATTGCTTTTAATATATTTAATTGAATCTCGGCATTTATATTAGGTAAATTAAGTGACGCACCTATTTCACCAGAATTAACAACATCATTGATACCATTTTTTAAAGCTTTGTCCAAAACATCGGATGCTTGATCTAAATTTGGTATTTTTTTTGAGTTATCAATTAAAGGATTATTTTCTTGCGGTACAACATTTTGTGGGTTTTCATCAGGAAATAATAGTTTATTACCCTGACTATTATTAAATAACTCCTCTAATGAGTTTATAATGTCATCTGGGTTTATAGCAATATCAAGATTACCACAAGATGAAAATCTTAAAAACCCATTGGCTCTAAGATTACCAGTATTCTCTATATCGTCTAACTCCTTTTTATTAAAGTTAAATACGTTATCAAAATCAGCGTCATTATTTAAAACACCGCCATCTTCGCCATTTTTTTGTGCGTCAGCTGGATTAAACTCTTTATCTAAAAAAGATTTGTTTGAGGAATCAGGATTTTCATTATCATCCTCATTACAGAACCCAAACATTTTTTTTAAACCTTTAATTAAAGCACTTTGTTTAACTATTATTTTTTTATTTAGTTTAGCTTTAACTGATAATGAACCAGTTAATATGTCCATTAATATGGCCATAAAATTAGGGAAATTAAAAACTGGTGTTGCAACGGATAAATAATCTTCTAAAAAAATTGAAAATTGTTTTTTAGAGTAAAATTCACCAAATTTAAAAACAAACGTTGATGAATCTTTTGCGTATAGTGTGAATAAAACCCTACTACCCTTTTTTAAAACTAAAGGTGCGTCACTTATAGCATTTTGTGCTTTACTGAAAAAGTAATTTGCATGTTTGGTAATATCATTACCCTCATACATTAATTTACCTGTTTTTGTGTCAGGATCAATATTTAATAAACCAAAAGAATCAATTTCTTGTTTGGTTATTTCTATACCACCAACCGCTAATGTTGTATATTTTTGCGGTATAATTAAATTACTGTCACAACCAAATGCTGCTATAAAACTATCAACAATAACCTTGTTGATTTCATCAAATTTTTTTAATTGGGATAAACTACCTTTTAGAATTAAACTTTTAAATTCTTTTTGACCCCTGGTTGATTTGATTAGTTCAATTAAAAAATCAACAAATTCTAATTTATCTAATTTTTTTTGCGCATCGGTAGCGTATGGTTTCTGTTTATTAGAAACCACTAATGATCTATATCTTGAGAATATTTCGCTTTGTGAACCCATTATTATTCATACTCTTTTTCGTTCGTATCCGATTCACTTGTAGTTGCTTGTTTTTTGATAAAATCCTCAGCCCATTTCCTATCCTCATCGGTAATTGTCATATTTCCAACACCAGCGGCATCGGATGGTTTACCAGATTTATAAAGTATGTCACCTTGGATTTTGATTAACCTTAGTTTTTTTTCAATTGATGAATCGATTATTTTTAATAAATCATTCGTAATTTTACCAACTAAAGCAATATCAGAATTTTCATTGATATCCTTTGTAAACTTTTTGTAAGCTGTTAAGGCTCTATTTCTTTCGTCAACAATTTCATTATAAGTCTCTTGCATGAGCTCTTTCATGCTATCCTCTGAAACGTCAACTTTTTTCTTTTTTGGTACCATAATAAATGTTATTTCATATAAATATCAACCATCTAAATAATTATCCTTAAAAATACGGTATAATGACTTAAATCTTTTCATACTGTTCCTAATTTCCTTAGTATTTAGGCCAGTCATATTACGAATGTATAATAATATTAGGTTTTTATTGAATTTTGGTGAGTTTTTACCGTCATTAACTTGTGAAAATAGCTCACGCCACTCCTCAAGTATTTTAACCAGTGAATGGCCGACTTTAAATTCGTTCTCACTTAAATCATCCGATTTCAATTCATCTTTTATATTGCTGGCTAAAGTTTCAATAAAAAGTGTTAGGTCAAGATCTTCATTATCAATACGATATAATAATTCATCTCTTTTTAAAATATCACCCTCTGATTGATCAATGTCAACGATAGATGTATTTTTCTTATATTCTTTGACCATTTCACCAAAAAGGTAATTTTTACATATTGTACCGAAGTACGAAAATGATCTTTTACCCTTTTCAGGTTTAAATTTATCAAATTTTGTCATCAAGAATGACAGCGTGTCAGCATGTAAATCGTGGAATTCGTATGATTGTCTATATAATTTATAAGTTCTGATAATACTTTCTATCATGGTATTGATAGGTTCTTGTAAGTATTCTCTATAAATTTTTTCTCTTTCACCAACCGTTTTAGCTTCCAGAAACATGATCACCGCTTTTTCCTGGTCTACACCATAGTAGTTGCGATCTTTTTTCTGTCTTGCCATTATTCACTAACTTCATTTTCCTCATATATTATATACCTATCATCGTTAAACAAATATTCTTTTTTAGCGGTTTCCATCCAAAATAAAGCTTGTTTAGGGTCCATTTTATATTCAACAGCTTCACTGTTTTTATATAACCAGAACAATGATTCTTGTCTCATGTTAACATGTTTGTAACCAATTTTTGGAATAACCATTGATTTATGTCCGTTTTTATGAAAACGTAACAAAAATTCATAATTAAATGTTAACTTAATTTGTTTAAACCCGTTAATTTCGTTAAAAACAGCTGTTTTAATAACCATACCACAAAGACTGATGTTTGGGTATTCCAATAAACATTCTAAATCAACATTACCAAGTGATTCGGTAAAGTTGTAGGCCCAGACAGCTTCATTTGATAAACCTATAAAACTGTTATCTTCAGAAACATCATTAACAATAGGTAAAAACATATCAACTTCTGGATAAGCTTCAATATGTGTTTTAACGTTACCATACCATGTTTTTGATACCTCATCATCAAACTCTAAGATCGACATGTATTCTGTGTCAACATGCTTTGCTGCGTAATTTATTTGACTTTGATAGTCGGTATCCCCATCATTTGCTATGACTTCAACGTTCAAATCGTATTTTGAAAAATCCATTGATTCTAACTTAGCGTCAACTTCAACGCAATTACATCTTACAATTAATACCTTTTCTGGTTTGGTTTCATTTCTACTGATTGATGATAAAGCTATATCGAATAAATCATCAAATTTTTGTTTCCCAATATCAGCAACTGAGTGTACGGGAATTATAACGGTTAAATTAGTTTTGTTCATTTTGTTCTAGGTCTTTTTTAAAATTTTCTTTTATTGTTTCTAGTTTTGAAATTTTCTTGTTAAAAAGATATTCATAAACCTCTTTAGTACTTTTTTCAAAAGTCTCTTCAGTATATCTACCATCGACAGTTTTTGCCACATTTAATAAATTTTCTGGTAAAGTATCTTCTAACCAATTTTTAATGTAACTAGATAAAATTTCAGGTATTTGATTTTCGTCATAAACCCAAACCCCATTTTCATCTGTCATCCACTCTGGGATAATATTAGGTACTTTACCGATAACAGGTACATTACATTTAATTGATTCAACTGGGTATCTACCAAATGATGAGTCATCATCAATCCATATAGAAACACAACATTCCTTTAAGTTCTTAGCAAAAGTATCCTGTGGCATTGTGTGCATATCTTTAAAAGAAACAAACCTGTAGATTGGATATTTTAAGTAAAACGACTTAATCATTTTAGCCGCTTTTCTAGCTTCACGACAATATATTGCAATAATAGGTTTTTGCGGTTTGTCGTTTAAATTGAAAGTTTCGTTTGAAATAGCTGGTTCAATAAATTGAACATCTTCAACTGGAACCGTATCTTCAATCATTGTTTTAAGTGTGTTTGATGTTGTGATACATTCCTCAGCACCTAAATCAACCCAAGATTTACCAGGAGCAAAAGCTTCAAGCATGTAATCAAATGATTGTACGTAAATAACTTTCTCTAAAGGCATTTTATTTATTTGTTCAAAAACACTACCGTACACCTCTGGTACAATAATAAAATCTGACGCACCAACAACCAAATTGTTATCTTCGATTGATAGATGCTCTAGTTCATCGCATTCTGGCGTTAACCATGACCCAACTTTAATGTAGTCATTTTTTTCGTGTAGCATACTAACGTTATAACCTAAGTTTTTAAGTGTTAACGCTTGCTTATATAAGTGAATAACGCTTGATTTAGCATTACCCTTAGTGTCTGGGACCAAAAAAACAATTTTTTGTTCTTTGTTTTGAATCTTACTTATAGCTGATTCAATGTTTTTAACTATTTCGTTAGTTTTTTCCATTTTGTTCTTTCTTTAATTTTTTTAGGATTTTAAATAATTCTTCAATGTTAATTATAGTATAATCTGATTTAATGTCAACATTAAAATCATTTTTGTATTTTATCGATATTTTATCCTTTGGTTTGGTTTTTAACAGTTTAGGGTTATCTGTAACCAAAACATCGCAATGCGACCAAAAATCTTTCCACTTACTTGGGAAGATTATTTGCTCAAGATTGTAATAATTTTTACTTAGAAAAAATAGTGTGGCTGATTTGGATCTTTGACTCTCGTTATTCAATAAAACGATTTTTATTTTGTTTTTATTTGAAAAATCGGATATCTGTTTAATAATCCCAGGTTGGCTCTCCTCAACACGGCCAAATACTTCAAAACACGCATCTTCATACATGAATCTACTTAAATTAAAAGAAGTGTCTTTTTTATTTTCGGACAGCTCCAATTCTTTGTCAACTTCAAAATTTGTGTCAACAGTTTCACCCTCAATATCTGGGAATGATTTAGATAAGTCAAAAGGATTTATAGGTAAAATAGGTTCTTTTTCAAACTCAAATTCATATAAATCCTTTAACTTACTAACGTGTTCTCTTAAAATGTTATTTATCGTAATACCTATTACCATATTATGGATTATTTTTGTATAAAAATAACATGGTTTCAGCCTAAAATAAAGTCTACATTTTACTTTCGTTAAATATTTTTTCGATTTTTTTAATTAGCGGGTTTCTAACAACATCATCCTCACCCAAAGTAATTGTACCAACTTCGTCAAAATCGCTAAATTTTTGGATAATGAAATTTAAAGAACTTTCACCCTTCTTTTTCATATCAATTTGATTCTCGTCACCCAAGAATATCATTTTAGAATTCTCACCAAGTCTGGTCATAATAGTTCTAATATTATCAATTGAGATGTTTTGGGCCTCGTCAATAATTGTGATTGAGTTATCAATATTAATACCTCTCATATAAGCAATAGGCATTTCCTCAATCATATTATTAGCCCTTAAAAGCTCGACATTATGTCTACCAACCACTTTTTCAAAATTATGCATAAATGAGTACATAAATGGTTCCATCTTTTCTTTCATAGTACCTTTTAAAAACCCAATCTCCTCATCTTTCAAAGTTGTTACAGATTTAACGATAACAATTTTTCGGTATTTAGGGTCAGTCTTAAGGAGTTCTAGCGCTACAGCGCAAGATAAGAAGGTTTTACCAGTACCTGGTAACCCAGAACAAATAACAATCTCTTTGTTTTTTATTTCAGTTACTAATTTTTTTTGATTTTGTGTTTTACACTTGATGTCAATTTTCATCTTATCAAGAACGTTGCCGCTATGCGCTCTGTTAATAGCCTCAAAAGCTTCATACTCCTCTTCAGGTGTTAATTTTTTTCTTGTTCTTCTAGAAGATGTTTTTGTTTTGTTTGTGTTCATAGATTTTTTTTGTTTTTATTTATTTACATAATAACCATACCAGTTCGGCTATAACGCCTTCACCGCCTTTACAGTTAAGTATTTCAATTTTATTACTACTATAACGAATTGCCCTATCGCAATCTTTTGGTGCGAAGAATCTTTCTGATTTTTCTATTAAACCAAGATCCCAGACATCATCACCAACAGCAATAAATTTTTCGTTTAACTGGTCGGCAAAAAGTTTTTTATCCTTTGATATAACAATCTCCGATCCCGTTTTTTTGGCGAAAGTTTCTGAACCTGGCCAACTACTTGCAGTTAATATAATAACATCATATCCATATGATATTAATTCCCTAATAGCCCTAACATCACGTGTGTTGGTACCTTTAAACTGTTCACCATTGTGTGTATAATATATCTTACCATCCGTTAAGACACCATCAAAATCAATTAATATTTTTGTTACTTCCATCTAAATTTATTTACATAAGAATTAATTGCCAATTATTACCATAATCCTTATTTAGTATTTGATATTCAATAGCATTTCTAGCGTCTCTTAATTCTTTTCTTTTTTTGGATATTGGGTTTGATAAATCTTTCACAAGATACCTGTGATCAACAAAAGCGCCATGATCGACACCAATTTTATAACCAAGCTTTTTGATTTCAAAACTCCAAACCAAATCAAAAAACCAATAATGATAATTTTCATTTAAAGGATATTTTAAAAACAAATCAGTTCTAACAATTGGTGATGTCCACTCAATGTATTTTGTTTCAATAACTTGTCCAGATTTATTATTCACATGAGATGGGTGATCACTATCATGTGTTGGGTGTATTGCAGCAAAACCTGTACTATCCATTGATTCAACTAATCTATTAATAGTATCTAATGTAAAATTATTATTTGTTACAAAAAACAAATATTCTGGTAAATTATCATTAAACAATTCGTGTAATTTTGGTATGCAACTATTAAAAGCTGTTGTCATTGAGCCAACACCACCCCTGTCAACGTATATTACTGGCAATTTCGAGTCAACTATATTTTTTTGCGTTGACTCCCAATACGGTTCTAAATATTTTAATGATATTATGCAGACTTTATTTAACGCCATTCAATGAATTTTTTATAGCAAGTAAATATTGATTTCCGTATAAATCACTTGGTTCAATTACCGCACCTTCACCCCACTCATTCCAGGCAAAAATAAATAAATAATTATACGGTTCGTTGTTATCTTCAACAACATTTTCTATTTGTTGTTTTAAATAAAATTCAAAGGTTTTTGGGTCATTGTAAAGATCAATAGTAGCCGATCTATTCTTAGCTCTTGGCGAAGAATCCCAACCGCTATAAAAACCACGTATGTACGGCTTGTCACCAATTTCTTCTGGTTTTTTAAATTTAACAATTTTTTCCCATTTTTTTGGCGCATAAAAAATTGTCGCTTTTTCATTGCTTTCTGGTTCTGGTTTAGAAAACCTATTTATGAACATTGGGTGGTATTCAATATAAGCATCAGCGTTTTTATTAACACCATAATTACTACCATCCTGGTTAAAATGGTTTAATGTTTGTGAAAAAATAATTCCGTCAAAACCTTCTTTTATAGCCAGTTGATTAAAAAAATCTTTAAATTTATCAAACTCTTTAAAATGCTCCATTCTATAAACAAGAAACATTGGTTTATTATCCACTTTTATGTAATTTTTATGTTTAAAAAACTTAAGTAAATAATTAAAATGTTCGGTCCAGTCTTTTTCAGAACCATACTCTTGTTTAATCAGATAGTTTTTCTCCATCCCATCCCATGTTTTTGTCCACGGTTCATTTGCCCATTCAAAACAAAAATTTATGTTTGGTTCACCGTCTTCTAACATCCTTTCCGCAACTTCGTACATAACTTTATTACCTGGGTGCCCATAAAACCAATAATGGTAAAGACAAAAACCGTCAATACCATGCTCTTTAGCTAATTCAGCATGTCTTTTTCTAACTTTATAACTTCTTAAATCATAATCCCCAAATTCATATGATGTTCTCATAAATTTTTGGTCTTTGTGAAATGTTTTTACATCATATAAATTATTCCACTCGGTAAAACCACGCCCCCAAAAAGTATCGTTTTCGTCAAAAGGATGGAATTGTGGTAAATAAAAACAAATAATTTTTGGCTTAGACATATTTTGTTGTTTTATTAATTTTCTTTGTTATTAGTATAGGTAAAAATCTTTCAAAAGCATGAGCCATCTGCCCATCTAAATCAGAACCGTCTTCAAAATAAGATAAATCCATTAATGAACCTATTTCTTCAATTAATTCCGCACTACATAAGAAAAAAGTTCCAGCCGAAAACTCTAAATTATTTAAATCATATTCGATTTCATATAAATTTAAAAGTCTTTTTAGGTTATTGTAGTTACTACCCATTGATTTTGTCAGATATAATCCAGGTGCTATTAAACCAACATCGTTATATCTTATATCTTTTATAAAATTAGTTATTTTTGTTTCACTACCCATTAAAGTGTTTAACATATCAGTTCTCCAAACATGACCACTTTTTAAATGCGGGCTTTTCTTTGTGTGTATAAAATATATGGAGTCATACTGATTTTTAATAATATATTTTGACATCGTTATTAACCCACCGATATCCCTACCTTTATTAATATTTTTTATTATTTTAGCATTTGGGTATTTGTCAATTATTTTATACACAGTTTCTTGATCATAGTTATCTATAACAATATTAACATATAAATCAAAATCACACCTGATATTATTTAAGTATGAATCTAGTGTATCCCATAAATCTGGGTAATACATATGTATAAAGACCGCTAATCTTCTTTGTCTAAAAGGGTAAGGTTTTACTTTATTAATGTTATCGATAACACCAAACGTTTCAGTTATATCTGGCATTGAATAATCTATAATACGATCATTCTTCTTAAAAAACTTATTTATAGGTTTTTCGGTTTCTACTTTAATAATTTTTGGTTGCTTACTCATGTATGGTTCACCAGTGTTATCACCTGTATATTTTTTTCTGATTGAAGATTTTTGCGTTTCAGGTAATCTTTCTTCCACAATGTCATCACTTTCATTATTAAAATCAACGGTATTGACCTCAGAATTATTATCAGTCTTTACTCTTTTTTTTATCCTAAAAAATCCCATACAATATTTTTTTAAATTAAATAGTTGCTAAACTTAAATAACCTCAACTATTTTATTTAAAGACTCATTAAAATCTTCGGTATGTTTATTGTTATCAAATTCATATTCATAACCAAGCTTATATTTTTTATTAAAATCACTTAACCTTTTTCTGTAAGCAGACATTTTATTTAAAAAATATTTTAACCCAAGTCTTTTATAATGTAGTAATAAGAATTTATTTTCAAATAGACTAACTTTGTTACCTCTAGGTGCCGCTACGTGACAACCACCGTTATAATTCATATCAGTTATGTTTTTTGTCTTAAACATAACCATCTTATCAAAGAGGTTGTTTTTATAACCAGTTTTAACAAGGTCTGTTAATTTATTTGTATAATCAAAATTAAAATCAGAAACAATCATATCATACCCAGTTGGTTTAACTATCGTGGCATCGCTGTTATTAAACTCAATAATCGCTGATTTAAAATCTTCCGCATACAAAAATTCATCCATATCGCAAACTATAACAATATCAGCTTTACCGATTGAATTTTTCCAGGCGTTGTTTTTTATTTGAAGATAAGCGTCATCTCTTATTTCCCCATTTGTGTCATAAGGTATAATAGTAACCTTTGGGTGCGCTTTTAAAAGTTTATTGGTGTTATCATTTGATTTATTATCGTAAACAATAATGTTTGTAACAAAATTTTCATAGTGATTTAAGAAGTATGGTATAATCTTTTCCTCATTCCAACAAAGAACATGCATATCAATCTTTGGTAATTCTTTATCGAAGATAATATGTTTTGTTTCTTCGTTTAAACAAATAGGTAATTTATCGCCATATATTTCTTCAAACAAAGTTTTATTTTCCATCCATTGTTCATTAACTTGGCCAACAGATTTATGTAATATTGTTATATTTGATATTAACCCAATATTGACACCGTTAATATGGTTTGATAAACAAAATGATATATCATAAAAATGAAAACCTTTAAATCTATCATCAAAAACATTTTCTATTTTGGCCTTATTAACAGCAATAAATAAACCGTCAACAGCAACCATTTCTTTTAATTGGTTGCCGTAATTTGCGGAGTATTTGTTTGTCCATGTTTTTACACCATCGGTATGTTTAACAGTTCCATGCATCGCATTACGCACTTCCCACCACATACCACTAATCATGTGGTTAGTACCAGCAACACCAAGAATACCATATTCAGGGTTTTTTTCAAAAGCTTTTAAAACTTTTTCACCCCAATTTTTTGTTTCAAACAAGATATCGTCATGACAAAAAATAACAATATCGCTTGATGCCTCGTTTAAACCCTTATTATATATTTCGGTTAAAGAATATTCACCCTTATTTTCATAAGGCAAAACTTCAACACCCTTATACATACATGTTTTTTTAACATGTTCAATGAAACTATTTTCTATTTTTCTCGTTGAGAAAACGATACTAATTTTATGACTCATCCTCTTCCTCTATGATTAAATCTCTCACAAGATTATCATTTTTATATTTTAATACAGGTATAATACCTTTTATTGTTTGTACATAGGTGAAGATTTGGTTAACTTCATCTAATTCACGTTCAAGGAACGTTGCTAATTTATAGTCCTCTGAATTTAAAGGGTATACAAATGCGTACAAAACTTTATCACCCACCTCAATTCTTTTACCAGACCAAACAGTTTTATATTCTATCTGGTTTAAGATATCTTGTGTGATCGCTTTATAAGCTTTTATTTGATCTTTAAATACTACCATTAATTAATACCAGTTGATCCGAAACCACCAGTACCTCTGTCGCTACTTGATAGTTCGTTTGTTTTTATAAATTTAGTTTTACCCATTGTTTGTACAGCAGCGATAACACCTTGTGCTATTCTATCACCTTTGTGAACATAAAAAGGTGCTGATTTATCTGAGTTATGTAAAATAACACCAACCTCACCCCTATAACCAGAATCAACGGTGCCAGGGCTATTTAAAACCATAATACCATTTTTTAATGCAAGTCCACTTCTGGACCTAACTTGTAATTCATAACCCATGGGTATTTCAAAATACAAGCCTGTTGGTATTAAAGCTCTGTGTCCAGGCTCAATTTCAATCGTTTTATCATTATTCGCTCTGATATCAAAACCACTATCACCCTCTTTTTCATAAGTTGGATCGGGGTTATTTGATTTATTAATAAAAGAAACCTTTAATTTAATTGTCATGTCATTTGGATCATAATCCCAATCACCCATCATATGTTGGGTTTGTTTTAGGATATTATCCAGTTCATTTTTGGTTTCATCATCAAAAAGATCGTCCATGTTTAAATTTTCTAATCTATCGTTCATGTTATATTAATGTTTTATAAATTTCAACTCTCAATTTTGTTACGTAATTTATATCATATCTGTCTTTAACAGTTTCGTATAATTTTTCACCAAGATCCTCAACAAGATTAGGATTATCAATTAATCTTTTGATATGTTGACTCCATTGTTTGTGATTTTTACTCGGCTCAACTAACAAAGCGTTACCTTTTGGGTTAAATCCACCACCTTTTTCAATTGAAGAAATTAGATCAATAGTGTAAGGGCCATAATTTTGTGCAATAATAGCCTTTTTATGGAAACCAGCCTCAATAACTTTTAATTGTGATTTATACATGTTAAAAGAACTATCGTTTAATGGCGCTAAAGCCACATCAAATTCATTATAACCCTTTGCGTAAGTATCAATAGATTTAGTCCATATTCTTCTATACGGCATGTTCTTATCATCATAATTAAGGGTTTGATCAAATTTTAATAAATGTTTGATGTACTCTTGATCTTTGATGGTTTTAAAGTGGTCTGTTAAAAATATTTCGTACATAAACCAAGTTGTTTCAACAGGTTGCATATCTCTTTCCATAACCTGACCAGTTTCTGGGTGTATTGCTTTAACTTTACCCCTGGTGTCATACCCACATAAAACAATTTGCATTTTATCACCGTACTCATTTGATCTTTGTGGTACGCCTTTTAACAATTCGATATCCTTAACGTGTGAAGAACCACCTAACCAACCAAATCTTAATTTATCAGACTGACTGGGTTGTGGTTTAAACTGTGTTTCGTTAGGGTTTATAGCGTTTGCCAATACAACGCATTTTTTGTTATATTTTAAAACCTCTTTCTGTAAAAAGTGGGTTGAAACTGTTACTAAATCAGCCTCTCTTACAATATTAATTGTGTGTAGCGGAATATCATTCTTTTTTGAAGTTTGATATAAACCGTGTGATGGGTCTAAATTCCAATGGTCATCCAAGTCAATGATTACTTTACCACCAAATGACTTAATCTTCTTAATAATCTCAACACCCTGTAGATAGTTACCGCCTGGAGCCCTATGGAAAAAGAATAATTGGAACTTTTTTAAATAGCTATCATCATTAAAATTAACGTTTTCATTAATTTCAACAAAAAAATCATCTGGATTATTATTTTGTAAAGTCACGTGAGGATCTACGCATCTATATTTACCCGAACCAGCTCGGTCATTTGGTTGTACCAATATGTTAATTTTACTCATAAGTTGACTATGTTTCCATAATAATAGTAAAAATTAAGGAAAAATCAAAACAAAAGTACAAAAAAAATGGGGAATATCAAATCCCCCATCATTTATTTTTTCTAGTTAGAATCTTAGTTTTCAGATTCGTTAACAATCTCGTCAAATTTACCTTCTTTAGCTGCTTCAACAAAGTCAGCAAATTGGTTTTTGGTCCATGTTGTTATACCTTCTGGTCCATCTTTGTCGCCTAATACTATGGCGTTTTCTTGAACCTCGATAACTGGGCAACACTTATTCTTACAAAATTTAATTACATGCATGTTTTTACCTTTTTTAGTTATTTATTTTTTGCTACGATTGACCATATACCACCAACTAATGTCATAGCGGCACCGATTAATTCGTTAGACAAAACATCAGTCGCTAAACCTTTTGCGACCAAAACACCACCAACAAATGTTAATAAGTGTCTTACGATTCCTAATACTTGTTCTTTTGTCATAGTTTTACTTTTTATTTGTTTTATTATTATTTTCTTTCAAAACATTTAGTTTACCACCAAATACTTTGTCACCTATTTTAATTTGAAAATTTTCATCAATACTTGTTTTTTTAGCTTGTTCTTCAAGAACAGTCTCAACAGTCTTTTTAATGATATATTCAATTAATTCCTTATCCATTGTTATAGCTGGTGCCGATTGAGCTGGTGCAGCAGGCCTTGGTTGAGCCATTTCCTCAATTTGTTTCATTTTAGGTTGCGTTTTAGCAACTTGCTCCATTAAACTATCCATCCCAACTGGGATTGTTGGATCAACAATCGGGTTGTCGATGAATGATTGTAGTATTTCTTTTGGCATTTTTGATGTTGCTAAATTTCTCATTGTGTTTTTTGGTACATTACCAGCGGCATTTCTTGTTCTTGCAGCAACTTCCTCTTCGGTTAAGTATTCTGGTTCACGTTCTTGGTAATTGTCTGAATAGATTTCTCTGTTGATTCCAGACATACCTCTATCTTGAGCCATTTTACCGCCTGTGTTGGCCTCAACTTTTTCCATCACCATTCTTGCTTTAGCGATTCCTTGCGCTAATAGTGCAGCTTTATCTTGATTATCCATATATATTATATATCCATTTTAAGAATCCAGAACTGTGTTCAGCTATTGTTTCCTTATCATCTGTGGTCCCAGGCACATTTTGTACTTGAGCTTGAGGTTCAGCTGGTTTTTCTTCTGGTTTATTTTCTGGTCTTTTTTTATTTATATCTATTTTAATTTCTGGTTTATCATTAACCATTTTTTTATCCCCACTCAAACTAAAACCAGATCCGTCTGGTTTTTCAAAATAGCCATATTTTTGTAAAACGTATGCCTTATTATCTGCGTTTAACAGGGTTATGTTATTCATTTCATCCACTAAAAATGTTTTCCACGCTCTATTATTGGTGTTGCTAACTCCACTTTTTTGATAAGCCCTTAACATCCATCTATTACCTTCACCTTTACTCTTACCTAAATCGGTTGGTTGAGCAAATCTCCAGTTTTGTTTGGTGTATTTCTTATTCTTAGGGTCGCTAACTTTGACACCTCTATACCAAAATGAAATTTCTACCTTATCTTCAATTGCTTGACGTAATAAGGACAATTTTTCATTCTCGTTTTGTTCAATAATAAGCATAAATAAAAAAAATTAAACTACAGATGAATCTGGATATGTGTTGGTATCTTTATAATTGTTAACAGCAACTAATTTTGATCTTTCTTCAACATCAGTAGTATTACCAATGTCACCTTTTCCTTTAGCGTCACCACTAAGTGCGTTAGGGTTTGTTGCGCTATATTCAAAAGAGTTCGGTTTATATTCGTTGATTGGGACTAATTTACCCTCTCTTTCCTCAAAAGCAACTTGTCTTAATTGCTCTGACGCTGGTACTTTTAAAATATTGTCAGCCATGATTAGATTTTATTTATTAAATTTTTTATTTTATTGATATCCTCAAGTAATGCACTATTAAACATTATGTCTGGTGTATCCATTACGTTTTTTGGTAAATCGGTGTTAAATTCATCACCCTCAGAGTCTTTTCTAAATTGACCATCCATACCAGCGTTTGTTCTAGCAACTTTATTACCCTCAACTCGCTCTCTCTCCCTTTTTATTAAATCCTGGACCCAAGTATTCATTACTTTACCACCATGCAAATCAAACTCAACGTTATTAATGTTATTTGGATCAAGGGTGTCAAAATAGTTTTTAATGTTAACTAAATTAACAAACGGTTGATTTGGGTTATTAACAATATGATTAGCTCTTTTATAACCCTTAGCCGTTTTATTATCCTCACCATGTTTATTTAAAGCGTACTTTACGTAAACCAACACTTCCTCAGGTACTTCATAGAAATTACCTAAAAGTTTTGAGTTTTCTTCATGTATATTATCCATTTTTTAATGAGTTTTCAAAATAAGAAAGTAATAATTTTTTCTCCCCTTCATTTAGGTTGTCTCTGAAAAATTCAACTATCTTGTCAAATTTATCAAAAAGTAATTTTTCTTTATCTTTAACCTCTTCAATGCTCGTTGGCATCTCTTTCGAGATAAGGTAATCACTATCAGTTCTTTTTGAAAGAAGGTCTTCAAGCATTTTAAACGCTTTTTCTTTAGCGATTTCTTTTAGCTTATCTTTTGGGTCAATTACTGGTTTAACATCTTTTTTGGGTTTTACCTCAGTGAAGTAGTCCTCAAAAGTATGCTCCATACCCTTTTTTTCTAAAAACTCATAAAACTTTTTAGGGTTACCTTTACAATAGTCAGCTTCGTTATTAAAAGGTAGTACAGATTCACCGTAATATCTTCTATAGTTTTGAAAAACAAACGGTTGTCTTGTTTTCAAAATAGTAGCATCGGTTGTATCATGGGTTGTGCTAGTGTAATCAATGTATTTTTTGTCACCACTGATTATATCACCATCCTGATCAATAAATTCTTTTATATTATTACTTTGTGACATTCGATATTTTATCTATAAATATCGGTAATTTAAGTAATATTTCAACTATACCGTAAATTCTTCGTCTAAACCAGGTATTTTGAAAGTTATTTTATCTGAAAACCAATAATCTGATTCATAATTCATTTTAGCCCAGAATTCTTTTTCCATTTGAGATGGGGTAAAAAATTCTTCTAAAGTGTCTTGGTCTTCAATATCTGTAGGTTGGTCGTTTACCAAATCTAACTCAGATCTTAAGAACATTGTTCTTTCGCCAGATTTTTTAATTAAAATTTTATCTCTAACTTCAAGTGGAAACGCAACTAATAAAGGTTCAACCTTTTTATTTAAGGCTTCTAAATATTTAGGTACATTGTATTCACCAATATAATCTGGTTGGTTTTCAATAATTTCATTTGGTACCAATGTTGCATACATTTCCCCATCCTTATTTTCTTGGGCATCACCATGTGATTTTGTTTTACCATTATTAACATAATAAATTGTATCACCAAGATTAACATCAAGATTATGTTTTATTGCCAACTCCATGTGAGCTTGTTTTGCCAACTGCTTACCATTTTTATCACCACCACGATTTATATAAGCATTTATCGACTTCTTAACCCTAGCTTTTGTGGCAATCTTAGCTAAAGGTATTTCTCTATTACACACTTTCTCAGCGTATTCGTAGTAATATTGTACAAACTCATAGCCATGACCATTCAATAACATTTTCATACCCTTACCCAAAAACTCTTCAATGTAAACGGGCATAGCTTTTGATTTGATACTGTTACCAGTTAAACTAATTGACCCGTCATCTTCTAGTAAAGCGTAATTTTTCCTAGATAAGTTAATTGTCGCTGGCCAAATACCATCTAAACCAAGACCCATCTCACCACGCATATAGGTGTCATTAAATTCAGCTACCACAGCTTTAACACCAGTATATTCTTTACCAGCTTCAACCTCATCATTTAAACCCTTACCGATATAGGTAAATGGCTCACCGTTCTTTGGTGCCATGAAGTTAACACCATCCGTATCAAGTACTAAAGGCGTGTACCCACGTTTAAGGAAGAATGTAACCATTAATCTTAAGTATTGTCTTGCCGTACAAGTAATACGTTCACTGACATCAATTTCAGCCCATTGGAAAGCCATAGGTGCACCAAGGGCACCGAACATCGAGTTAATAAAGATCTTAAGTGGTAATTGTTTACGTTTATATTTGTCAGCCAATTGGTAATTACCTTCTTTTTTGTATTTGCTGGCTAAGTTTTTAGCTTTAAAACGTTCGGTGTGGAAATACTTTAACATCGATTTCATCGCACCGTTAACATCAACACTTGGGAATACATCATGGGCCAACTGAATAGCTGGGTAAAGTGAGTTGTAGTCCATCTTTCTTAAAGTGGTTGAATAACCAACTTTAAATAATCTTGATAAACCACCTGTGTAATCTCTTTTAACATCCGATACTGGTATTGCCAAATCATTTTCAAATGAATACGTCATCATCAATAATTTCCATAGACCAGCTGTACCCATGGTAGAAACCCTTTGATATGTTGTTGGTACTAATTTAGCTAACAAGAACGATGACTGGTTATAAACATCGTCCACTTCCATAGTTTCCCATAAGTCATCAATCAAGTAACGCTCAACGATATATCTACCATCAACTTCTTGAAAAGTATTAATGTAATCACGTAACGCACTTAATAAACCCTTTAGATACTTGAATGTTTTTGGGGCTCTCATATCTAACTGAGCCAAACCTGTACCGATACCCATTTTAGGGAAAACGATTGTCTTACCTTCTTTAATCTTTTCGATTATTTGATTAATATCGGAATCTATGTGTTTTTTAAGTATTTCAAAATCCTTATCATTGAAATAAGATTCTGGTGTTGATTCTGGGGTGTGCTTGGTTACGATACCAATGACATTCGGTTCTCCACGCATTTCTTTTGCCTGACCGCCAAGTCCTTGTCTTAAAATATTATCACCAAAAACAAACACTTTATCTGGGTTAGCCTGAACATCTTCTCTACGAATGTAATCCATGAACTCCAAAGCTGGTTTTGTTTTAGAGTAGGCACCTGTTCTATCATCAAAATAAAATTTATCTTTTGAGTACCATGTGTTACCAATTTTATCACCAACAATATAAACACGATTCTTTTTTGCAATCTTGTTATACTTACAAACATATTTCAAACCAACCGATTTCATGCTTGAATCAATTGCTTGTGCACGTCTAGCTGAGTGTATGATATCGATAACGCTATAACCAAACATATTAGTTTGGGTGTAGTCCTCAACCTCGTTACCCAGCTTTAAAATACTATCTTTGTTGTTGATTAATTCACCAACTTTTAAGGTAATTGCGATATCCTGAATATTTAAACCAAGAATTTCACATCTTTTAAAGAAGAATGGCCAGTCAAAGTTTGCACTATTATAACCAGCAATGATGGTTGGTTTAATCTCATTAATTTTCTCAAAGAATTTTGTAATGGCTTGTCTTTCAGATTCATCATCATCTTCAACGGGTATGATTTCTCTAACGCCTAAATTGGTGTAGATACCAATCAAGAAAATACGATTGATGGCTGGGTCTAACCCTGTTGTCTCTAAGTCAAATATAAATTTGTGAATCTCATCGTATTCTTCAAATCCCTTAAACAAACGCTTACCAGTATGTATAAAATACTGCTCGACAGGTGATATCATTAAGAAATGAGTGTTAATATCATGTCTTTTGTCGTAAACAAAAATACCACCCTCTCTAAAAAAATCTAACATTCTTTTGTGACCCTGATTACATGTAACCAAATACCTATAACCGTCAATTAACTTTGGGTGGTCACCACCTAAAGCTTTGATTTCAATACCAAATCTTTGTCTAGCGGACTTAATTTTGGCATCACTATTACCGTAAAAATTGGTTAGTTCCTTAATTTTATTAAGGTTTTTAATCCACATGAAAGCGAGTAATGGTTCGGTTTCAATATAATTACCCCTTTCTGGATCTTGTTTAACTTTATGGATCAGATTAGTTTCGGCATCGTACTCAACATTCACGATGTATTTCTCATCATCGTGCCCATTTAAAAACTTTTCTATCTCTTCAAGGGAAATCTTGTATTCGGCCATAATCATTATTTTGGCACAAATATAAGTATAAAATCTAAAAAAACAAAAAAACTTAAATAATATCTGTTTTTACGAATGAATCTAAGATGTGTATGTATAGTTCCTCTTGAATAGGGGCTATTAGTTCGCCATAGACTTCTGTTGGGTTGGCAAGATCGAATAACGTTAATTTAAACTCACCAAGAAAAACCCCAGGTTTGTCCGTGTCATCTTTTGTAAACTGGTATGTTATGATATAATGTTTGTAACCATTTTCATCACAAGGATTTTCAAGTACAACATTTGCAGCTTTATTAGCAACTTTATATATACCAGTTTTTTCATCTTTCATGGCAAATGTGGCCACACAATTTTCAATCAACTCCTCAAAGCGTCTAAAATCGTTGCGTCCATCTCTAAAAACTTTCATTTTTAAGATAGGTAATGTTGCATTTTGTCTTATACTGAATATCATTAGAATAAATTTTTTATAAATATCTGTCTACCACCCTTTATTATCGGCAAATTATATATACCCGCAATATTTCTAAATTCTTTTTTAACCTCAACAGTGTACAATGGTACACAATACATTTTAATTGATTTAACACCACCTAGGAATGTTCCAGCAAAAAATCTTTCTAAAACAGTACCAAGTACTTTGTTTTCATCAAATACCACAGGGTCGATTAAGCTTTGGGTCCCACCACCAAATGAAATATTAAAGGGGACACCTTCCTGGTATTTCGAATCAATATCTAATTCATGTGGTATCACCTCAACAAAATTCCTATTCCTAAAAACTAAGAACCCATTAAGGTATATTGAGAAGGTACCTTTTTTATAATCACCATATTTTAACTGACAGTTATTCCCATAAGAAAAATCTCTTTCAAATACACCAGTTATATTCAAGAATTTATTTTCCGTTACATCAATAACAGGGTTTTTTGTATAACACTCCTCTATTGTAAAATATTTTGTAACAATTAGTGATCTTGTATAATTAACACAGTCATCAATTGGGTCCATAATAAACGAGTTGTTTGTTATACCACTAACTTCTTGGGTTACGCCTGTATAACATATATCAGTTGGGTATATTGTTCTGTAACCGATTCTACCATCATTGGTGACTCTTATACCAAACGCATTATACGTGAGATCACTATATTCTTGGTGGTATTGTAAAGGTTGTGAGTCTACTGTATAATTTCTACCAGTATACATTAAACCATTATAATAATTAAAATAACCAATATAATTCGTTAAACCATTTAATGTTATTAGGTTATTATAGGTAAATAAATTTGTTGTGTTTAGAGGTACTATGTCGTAATTATCCTCAAATCTTTGAATTTCAATATCAGTTTTATCAGCAAATTTATTTTCAGCTCTTGTCCCCAGATAAAAAATAAAACCGCTATTATTTGGATATACTTTATTTAGAGTTACGCAATTACCAGATGATCCAGAAGACCCTGAACTACCAGATGACCCAGAACTACCTGATGATCCAGAAGACCCAAAAGAACCAGAACTGCCAGATGATCCAGAAGACCCTGAACTACCAGATGACCCTGAACTACCTGGTACATCCATTGGGAAATGGACAACCATATCAACGGTCCAACCCATTTTTGCTCTAGCTGGGAACCACTCAACATTTTCACCAAAAATTTTGTAGAATCCCTGGTAAAAACCGCCATTTAATTTATTATAGTATATACCATTGTCAACATTTAGGTGATCAATCTCATAACAGTAATTTCCGCTATAACCAGATATTTCATGAAAACAAAAAGTATCACCAGTTTCAATAACATATGTTAAATCTTTATTAACGTCAACAACAATATTTTCATTCACAGTGTATCCTATTGTGTCACCCGTGAAATTATTGATATTTGATATCTCTCCGTTGGGTATAAAAAAATTATCATAACCTGTTAACGTTATGTTTTTTAATTCAACTTCTTCTGTTTGAATACTCCCAGGTATTGAGCATAGATTTTCAGTAATATTAATATTTATTAAATTACATTCGTTATAATCACGATAAAAATCACGACAATCTTTTGTGACAATTAAATCAAAATAATCACTATTATCTAGGGCTGTATAAAACATTATATAATCTTAATTGGTTTTTGGAACGCTCTGTATTTAAGAGCTTTGTTAATTTCTTCAGCCTCAGTAGACATTCTTTTAAGAATTTCCAATGGGTTTAATTTGAACATTCTGTCCTCTAATTCTTTTTTAAGTGTAACCATTTCATCCTTACCTTCTGATAAAAGTGACTGGTATTCAATTTCCATATTTGCGTCTGGAACTGGTATTTTACCACCAAAAGTACCTCTTACTCTACCCAAAGTTTCTTTACACAAAGCAATAAAATATCTTCTAATCCAAACTTTAGCTGGATCATTTAGGTCATCAAATGATATATCATCCAGAGGAACATCAGCTGGTGATTTAATGATATCTTTGTTTTTTGCCAAACAATCATCTTTAATTAATGGGTTAATATCATAATACCAATACCAACATTTACCTTGATCTAGCATTGAACCCCTAAAGTCAAATTTACCACCTGGCGTATTCATTAAATGAAGATATTTTTTGCCATCAGGCGCATTTGTGATCTTATATATTAACTCAGAACGAATCATCCTATTTTTAAGGTTTCTATCCGTTGTTCTCATTAAAATGTCAAAAGCTGGTAAAATGTAATAACTACCCAAACCCATATATTCGGCACCGAATTGATTGTTCCAAACACCTAAGAATGGGTCGATTACAGATTGATCCAATGAAGCTGGTGTAAACCATAACACTTCATTTATCTCTCTATTTGCTGGAATCTCATATATTTGTTGACCCTTAACTAACTCAACGTAATCTTTTTTAAGAACATAACCACCCTCACCAGCACCCAAACCAACAATTTTTGAGTAGGAGTATGTGTATTGTGTGACTAAATCAAAAGTTCTATAAATAAAAGCCCTGGTTAAATCAGCTTCGCTAACGCTTAAACCAATCAAACTCGGCCATTGGTGTTCAATCAACCAATTATTAATAAACTCAACATAATCTTCTGTAGCGATTTCAAGAAGTGAGTCCATTTGTTCATCTTCTAATTGAATCTTCCTAATAGGAGCCCCAAGCCTATGTTTGGCTTGTTTGTATATTTTTTGCTTTTCGGTTGGATTTATTCTCATGTTCCTAATATTTATAATAAATACTTTTAAATACGGGAATATTATGACCAATAACAAATTTAATAACGCAATACTCAGAACAAAAGAATTATTTAGTTTTCGTTTAAATGAGTCTACAAATATATCTGAGGTTGACTGGGAAAAGGATTTTAGTGATGTTAAAAAGAGTTGTTTATCCCCAGAATCTGTTGTTAGTATGTTAAATTCGCAACTAGATAGATTAGGTAAACCGTCAAAAGATAGGGGTAAGATAAGTGCAAATGAACCTATTATTAGTGGTGGTAATATACCAACTGATAACGAGGGTGAAATAGATATCGACCATTTTATTAAACAAATTACGGCATTACCAAAACAAATATTTGATAGAAACCCTAAAATGGAAAAAAGTGATAGGGGTGGTTTACAATATACTGTTAATACTGGTATACCAGCGTTAAGAAGTATTCTTTACGATAAGGACCAAGGTAAATTCTACACAATAAATACTTGTCCTGGGGCTGGATCTTGTGCGATTGATTGCTACGCTAGAAAAGGTTTCTACATTATGAACGATGGTAAAAACCTAAAATATACACAAAGACTTAATTTACTATTAAACGATCCAGAAACTTATGAAAACATAATAATGGATGAATTAGACCCTTTAGCTTATAGTCTTAAAAGACAATCAAAAAAAGATAAGGTTGATATTAAATTAATCTTGAGATGGAACGATGCGGGTGATTTTTTTGCTAAAAGATACTATGATATAGCAATTAGTGTAACAAATCAATTACTTGAAGCTGGTTACAACGTTGAGTCTTATGCGTATACAAAAATGGGGGATATCGCTAATATTGCTGATCCAAACTTTGTTATGAATTTTTCGGATGATGCAAATAAGAAAGAAACAGCTAAAGTCGATACAGAAACAGCTAAAATTTCTAAAATAGTACCAAAAGAATTATTTAAAGATATTTTCAAAAAAGAGGGTCCTCATTATGTTAAAGATGAAAAAGGTAAAGCGACATTTATTGATGATGCGGCTAAAGAAAGTTTAAAGAACCGTATAAGTGTTAAATACAACGTACCTTACGAATCAATCGTATACACAGATGAACTACCAACAACGCAAGGAGAACCACTTAAATACAATGTGATTGTATTACCAACTGGTGATAGTGATGTTGGTGCTCAGAGAAAAGATGTTAAAGGGAGCTATTTGCTACAACATTAACGTCTAAGGTGCATAATAACCTCTTTACCAACTGATATTTCCTCTTCAGATGGGTTATCACCCATAATCGTACTAATAATCTTCATTTTACTTTGGAGCGCCTTATACATAATCATATCTAAGGTGTCGGCAAATAATGGGTAAATAATATGAACCTGGTTTTGTTGGCCAATTCTATGTGCTCTATCCTCAGCTTGCATGTGATTAGCTGGTGTCCAATCCAAATCATTGAATATTACAACGCTACTTTCAGTTAAAGTTAAACCAACCCCAGCGGCTACAATATTACCCAAGAAAACAGTTATTTTATCATCATTTTGAAATGCATCAACAGCTTGTTGTCTTTTTTCTTTTGAAACCGACCCATCAATTGTCACAGCTTTTTTACCAAAATGAGCTTGTAACTCTTTGATTGTGTTTGTAAAACAACTAAATATAATTACTTTCTGACCATTCTCCAACATTTCTTCCGCCATTTCAATTGTGTGTGCAATCTTATCGTAAGATAATAACTGCCTAACTTTGATCAATTTTGTTAAGTGATCGGTAATTGTTGGTTTTTCACCAGCAGCTTCCATTTCCTCAATCCAAGCTTCATACTCATCAATATAGGCGTTATAGCTAGTTGAGAATTCTAGTGGTAAATAAACAGGTTTGATCGTCTTTTGTGGTAAATCAATAGAATCGTTCTTAGTTCTTCTTAAAATTACATCGGCTGAAAAATCTTTCAACTCTTCTAGGTTTGATGATCCTGAACAAACCCAATACTTTTGTTTGGTACCTTTTCGGTTAAATTGTCTACCAGCACAATATCTTTTAACATAACCAACCCAGTTAGAGGCAACAGGTGATTCACACAAATATAAAAGATTATAGAAATCGATTGGTTTATTTGTGATCGGAGTACCTGTCAATAACCATCTTACTGGTATTTTCATGGCAAAATCATTAAATATTTTGGTTCTATTTGATGCAGCGTTTTTAAGATAATGAGCTTCATCAGCAATAACTAAATCAAATTTATGATAGTCAATCGGTGAAATAGGTAGATCAGCTGTTTTAACACCACGTCTAGGTAAATGGTGAAAATTCTTAAGAATGTCGTAGTTTACAATTGTCCATTTTTTTACAGTAAGATTACTTCCGTCAACAACACTGATATTATCTGGAGAATCATAGTTTGAAATCTCAATTTTCCAGTTAAGTTTAAGTGATGCTGGACAAACAACCAATATTTTTTTGAATTGACCTTCCATAGCCGCAATAATAGCTGACGTGGTTTTACCAAGGCCCATTTCATCGGCCAAGATAAATTTATCGTTTGTCAATAATTTTTTAATCGCTGTTATTTGGTGCGGTTTTGGGTCCCTTTCATATTTTGTTGGGTCAATTTCTGGTTCAGGTCTGCTAACTTTAACACATTCCTTTGAAATATAGAAGGTGTAGTATTGATCACAACCCTCTTCAAAACAACCATAAATGTGTAAAAAGTTCTCCTTTCTGCTAAGTAATTTGTTTATGAATATTTTGTCTGGTATAAAATCTAGTTTTAATTGCTCAGCAATAAAAGGTCTACAAGATTTACTAATGTCGAATAATTTGTTAACAACAACTGGATCAACATTACCGTTTTTAATAATGTAATCACTTTGGTTTTTTGTTGGTATAAAACTTTTACTCGTAAAGTAGGTCTTTTGTATACCCAATATGTAGTCATTTGACCCTTTATATGTTTTTAATATATCCAGCGCTCTCTTTTCTATCGGTAACTGCATTTACGTTCCTTTTCCTTTAATTTATTATTATCTAATAATAATAAATTTTTCTGACAAAGTCAATTCATTAATAAATCAAAGTATTTATATGAAAAGAACAATGGAAAGAAAAACTAGAATACCAAATACAAGGTTGAATAGGTTTTACGATGAAGAGGATTTTCAACTTGAGCTTGATATGGCAACAGAACTAATCGAGGGGGACATGAACTTTACTGTTGTTTTATTTAGAGTTGACAGAGTTAACACCCAAATGGATGACGTTTACGGTGAAAGTAATGTAAACGATATTAGATTTTTATCACCAGTTGAATTAAAAGTTATACTTAGCCTTGAAAACGGTGAAAATAAATCATACTCACCAAACGGAAATTTAAGGTACCAAGACTATGGTAATCTTGAGTTTACTGTTTTACAAAAACAACTTGACGAAAAAAATGCTGAGATAAGTTACGGTGATATTATCGGTTATTCTGACAGACAAAATAATTTTAAATATTTTACTGTGTTTGATGACGATACTGTAAATACGGATAACCCAAGTACTCAATTTGGTTATTCTGGTTATTTTAGAAGAATAAAATGTACAAACGTTGATCCTAACGTATTTAAAGGGGTATAATTATGGCTTTACCAGGTTCATTTAAAAAGAAGATCAATCTAACACAACAACGTGCTAACATCGAGTATCCTTACTCAATGCAAAGCGGTGCTGCTGAAAATATGAAAGATATGATCATCAACAACGATACCTACCTACCAAAAGGTGTTATGCATATTGATTTGGATAGGGGTTTTAAAGATTTTGTAACTAATCAATTGGCAATTTCAATTGATGGTGAAAAAGTCCCTGTGTTTATGATGGGTATTCAAAAATGGAACGAATTTTCACAAACATGGAAATTTTCAGATGAGTATAAAAATTTAAAAATACCTTTTGTTAATATTGTTAGAAACCCAGATACGAAATACGGCACAAACCCTTCTTTGATTTATAATATACCAACTGGTAGACATTATACATATGCGGAAGTACCTACTTGGGATGGTAATAAAATGGGGGTTGATGTTTATAAAATACCTCAACCAATTCCAGTTGATATTACCTATGATGTTAGAATTTTTGCTTATAGACAGCAAGAACTAAACAAATTTAACGCCACTGTTTTAAAAAATTTTCAAAGCAGGCAGGCATATACTGTAGTTAACGGACACTATATACCAATTGTGTTAGAAGACTCTTCAGATGAAAGTCAAGTTACTGACCTTAATAATAAAAGGTTTTACGTACAGTTATACAATTTTAACCTACAAGGGTTTATATCAGATCCCGATGATTATATTGTAACACCAGCGATTAGTAGAACTTTTACAATAACGGAAAATACTTAAAAATAAATAAAGAATTTTAAAAATGAAGAGGTATTCTGGTTTTTTGGTAAAAAATCTGATATTTATGAATAAGATAAAATTAAATAAATAAAATTAACTAAATATGGCAAACAAAGTTTATGCATCTCCAGGTGTCTACACAACCGAAAAAGATTTAACATTCACAACTGAGACAGTTGGTGTTACAACATTAGGTGTAGTGGGTGAAACCTTAAAGGGTCCAGCGTTCCAACCAATATTCATCAGAAATTTTGATGAATTTAAGACTACTTTTGGTGGTACTAATCCAGAAAAATTTAAAAATACACAAATTGTTAAGTATGAATTACCATACATAGCAAAACAGTATTTAACACAATCAAACCAATTGTATGTTACAAGACTTTTAGGATTATCTGGCTATGATGCTGGTATGGCTTGGGTTATTAAAACATTAGGTGCATGTGATGAATCAACATTATCACACACTGGTATTACACAAACAACCATTAATTTTAAAGTTGACACGAATAACAATAGTTTTTATGTTACTGGTAACTCTGGTAACACCGATCTTATTGATTATATCGCTAACTTAACTGGTGTTGCTACAACTGACTTTGACACCGTGTTTAACCAATTCTTTACAACTGTTGGTAGTTACATTAATGCTGATTTCTATAACGGAAACGCTTTATATTGGGGTCTTTTGACTGACGATATGGATACTGATTTAACGGTTGATGCGGCTACACATGGTATAACCCCAGTTTATATTGACGCATATGAATTACCGTTCACAGTTCCAACAAGTGATAGAGACGCTTATATTTTAAATAATGAGTTAGCGTACAATACCGCTACCGAGACATACAGTGGACCATCATTTGCTTTATATTGCCATACATTTACAGGTGCTGGTGCTCACACACTTAACGGTAAATTAGAATTGTTCACTGTTACGTTAACAGCTGATCCTTTCGCTGAAGGTCACAACAAAAACGTTGCAACCGTTAGAAGTAGAGGTACTTACACTTCAGATGTGTTAGGTTATAAAGTTAATTCATTAGATATGGTCGCTCCAACAGGTGTTGTTAACGACCCATATTTAGCTTTTGATTTAACTGGTACAACAGCAAACCCAACTGGCGGTACATTCTCTTATACAGTTTCTTTAGATAGCACAAAATCTAACTATATCAAAAAAGTAATCGGTACTACACCATCTGACAAAGATTCTCAAATCTATGTTGAGGAAGTTTATGATAACTCTCTGAAATTTGGTTGGTTAAGTGGTAAAATTAAAGGTTTATACAGTGAATTAACATCTGTTAATAACTGGGATCACTATAGATTCCAATATCAATCACCAGTAACACCTTTCTTTGTATCTGAGTTAAGAGGTGGTTTACCACAAAGATTATTCAGATTAATTTCAATTTCTGACGGTACAAGTGCTAACACTGAAATCAAAGCTTCAATCGCTAATGTTGATTTATCTAAGAAAACTTTTGATATCTACATCAGATCATTTAGCGACACAGATAGAGCTGTATCAATAATTGAAAAATTTGTTGATTGTACGATGGATGAGTCATTAGACAATTTCGTTGGTAGAAAAATAGGTACAATTGATAACAAATACCCATTAAAGAGCGCTTATGTTGTTCTTGAAATGGCTGTAAACGCACCAACTGATGGTGTACCAGCTGGTTTTGAAGGTTACGAATTTAGAACAAATAGTGCTAGTGGTTACACAGCAACAGCTGTTCCTGAAATGCCTTACAAATTGAAATATTATGCACCTGGTGACACAATTTACAACCCACCATTTGCTAATGCTACAGTTTCTAGTGGTGATAGAGTAACTAAAAACTATTTAGGTTTCTCAAGCCAATTTGGATTTGATAAAGACCTATTATTGTTTAAAGGTAAAATTAGTATCTTAGGTGACAACGCCTACAATACTGGTGATGATTATACAACAAAAACAAAAGGTTTCCACATGGATATCAATGCTAGTACCATTGTTGACTCTGTTACTGGAGAACAAGTTTTTGCGGTTGGTGTTGCTTCATTTGTTGACCCAATTGTGGTTGACGGAACAACAACTCACCCTTATAATAACATGAGAACAAGAAAATTCACAGCTTTATTTGCTGGTGGTTTTGATGGTTGGGATGCTTATAGAGTTAACAGAACAAACACAGATGAGTACAAAATCGGTAGAACTGGTTTCGTAGCTGGTACATTCGATACATTTACAAATGTTGAGTACGCTGAGTTATTCGGTACTTCTGACTACTATGCAACAATGTACGGTATCAGAACATTCCAAAACCCAGAAGAAACCGCTATCAACATCTTGGCAACTCCTGGTATTGACGTGTTAAACAACACTGATTTGGTTAGAGACGCTATTGAAGTTGTTGAAGAAAAGAGATTGGATGCGATTTATTTACCAACATTACCTGATATCAAGTTGTTAAACAACAACAACCCATCAGATACTGAAAACTGGTATTTTGCTGAAGATATCGTTGATGAATTAGAAAACACTGACATCGATTCTAACTACACTGCGGTTTACTATCCTTGGATACAAATCACAGATACAGACAATAACGCAAACTTGTATATCCCACCTACTGCTGAGGTAGTAAGAAATATGGCTTATACAGATAACGTAGCGTTCCCTTGGTTTGCAACTGCTGGTTACAATAGAGGTTTAGTTAAATGTAATAGAGCTCGTATAGTTCTTGACCAAGAAGCAAGAGATATTTTATATCCAGGTAGAATTAACCCATTAGCGACTTATTCAGACGTTGGGGTTGTTATCTGGGGTAACAGAAACTTGCAGGTTAAATCAAGTGCTCTTGATAGATTGAACATCAGAAGATTGTTGTTACAAGCGAGAAGATTGATCATGAGTGTATCTAAGAGATTATTATTCGATCCAAATGATACCACAGTTAGAAATCAATTCTTGTCTTTGGTTAACCCAATCTTGGATAACATCAGAAAAGAAAGAGGTTTAACAGACTTTAGAGTTAGCGTTGCAATGGACGTTGAAGATAACGATAGAAATACTTTAAAAGGTAAAATCTTTATCAAACCAACACCTACTTTGGAATTCATTGAACTTGAATTTACAGTAACTCCACAAAACGTATCATTCGATAACATATAATAAAACTGGGGGTGCCTTAATAGTACCCCCATATTTTTTTACCACAGGTGGTTTTCCGCTAACGGTAAAAAAGAAAGTAACAAAGAAAAAATAATATATAGTACATATATAGAATAGAATATA